TCAGGTCTCCGGGTAGCTGAAAATGACGACAGTGTGCGCGGGCTTGGCCGCGTGGAGCAGACATTCGAGGTCGAGCGCGGCATCGCCTTCGACCAGGCGCGTGCCCACCGCGTCGCCGATCCGCGCATAGGTGAAGTCGCCGGCATTGAGCACTTCGACCCGCCAGACATAGCGCCACGCGCCGCCGCCGATCAGCGCGGTCAGCGAAGCGTCATAGGCATCCACGTCGGGATCGAATTCGTGAATCACCACCTCGAACCCGATCGACGCCGCCAGCTCGGTATAGAAAGCCGGGGTCTGCCCCGCCTGGAGCGCCAGCTTGCGCAGCGCCGCCGACTGGCGCCCCGAAATCGTCGTCGCCGCGGCCGTGCACGGATCGGGCAAGCCAAGGTTGCGTTCCCAGTCGCCGAGCAGCTCATAGGCCGTGCGCGGGTCGACCTCCTCGCCGAGCTGCTCGACCCGCAAATCCAGCCGCTCGAATTCCGCGCTCCAGCCCTCCAGCAACGCACCTAGCGTGGGGGACACGGCGCCGCCGCCCCATGCCGCACCGGGCGGCAACAGGGAGACCAGCTGATCGCGATATTGCGCGGCGGTATAGGTCACCAGCTCACGCTCCCGAACGTCGACATGTGCCCCGCGGCGGCGGTGACATTGGCCGAGGGGGTGTTGAGCACATGATCGGTCTCGCCGGCCGCGGTCGAGATCGCCTCGCGGATATGGCTGATCAGCAGCGTCCCGCCGGGCTCGGCCTCGCGTGCGATCAGGTCGCGCAATGCCGCTTCGACCGCGGCTTTGACCGCATCGGTCGCGGGCGTCAGCGTGATGTCGAACGCGATCGCGTCGGCGATCGGCGCCGCCACCGTCACGTCGGCGCATACCGGGCGGCGCGGCGCGATCCACGCCTCCACCGCCGCAATGTCACCGCTGCCCGGGATGATGTCCGCCCGCCCATCGCACACGAACAGCAGCTTGACGGTGCCGAGCCCGTCCCAATTCTCATAGACCCAGGCGCGCGTGACCTCGGGCACCTCGGTCGCCCAGTAGCGATAGTCGCTTGCTGCTCCGCCGCGCACGGGCGCCTGGATGCGCGCCAGCAGCCGCGCGCGCAGCCCGGCGTCGGTCTCCAGGTCGACACCGCCGCCAATGCCCGGCGCCTCGACGATTGCCGTCGCGCCGATCCCGGCGATCGGCGACAGGAAAGTCAGTTCCTGCCCCGTGACCATGGCCGCCGCCGTGCTCGCGATCTCCGCCGCCACCTCTGCCGAGGCGACACCCGACGCGATCGTCGCGTCGCTCGCGATCACGTACCGCTCGCCATCGGCGCGTACGAGCACCGATCCGGCAGTCGCCACGGTGCCGTTCGTGCCGGTGAGCGCAACGCTCCCGGTCGCCGCCTCGGCGGGCTTGCGGACCAACCCATAGATCGATGCCCAACGCTCCAGGCGCGCACCGTCCGCCACGTCGGGCAGGAAGCGCGAGGCGTCCTCGATCATCCCATAGGCGCCGTGCAGCGCGGCCGCATGCACCCGCGCGAGCACGTTGAGGGCGTTGCGCCGCACGCGGCTGTCGGCGCCGGGGAAGCGGGCGTCGATGTCCGCCTCGGCGCGGGCGATCAGCTCGGACAGGGTCGGTCTGTAAAAGCTCATGACGTGGTCAGGCTCCGCGCGGTCGCGTCCCACACGAAATCGAACCGCGCCGCGGTCGCTCCGGTGGTGCGGGTGATGGAAATCCGGATGCCCAGCGCGCCGGTCGGGCGGCTGGCGGTCGGCGCGATCCGGGTGACCTCGATGTCGACGGCCTGCGCGATGCCATCCTCGACCAGCCAGGCCAGCGCCTCGCGCGCGATGTCGCGCGCCTTCAACACCGTCGCATCGGTGAGCTTGGCGCGCTCCAACAGCCACAGCCGCGAGCCGATCCGGTCGTTCGAATCGGCATTGGCGCAATCGCCCCACCATCCACGGTGATCGCCATTGGGATCGGGCAAATCGTCGTCGTCACGCGCCCGCGCATCGGTGAGCAGCGAGATCAGGATCGCAGTGCGCAACCCGTCATCGGTCGCCAGCCCGCCGCCTTCGATCGCGAAGTCGAACAGCCCGGTCTCGGCGTCCAGGGCGATCGCGATGTCCGTCACGCCGCCGCCACCGTCGTGTCGGTGGTGCGGATTTTGAGCGTCATGCTGAAAGACACGGTGCCATCGGTGTGAAGCACCAATGTGCAGCGCCAGCCATCCTGCCACCGCGCATGGACCCGCCGCCAACGGCCCTTCCGATCGCGTGTCGCGCTGGCCTCGACCGGGTCGCCATGCTTGAGCGCATAGCCGAGGCCGCGAAGGATGGTGCCGCCCTGGACGGGATCGAGGGTGTGCCGTTTGAAACCTTTTGCGCTCATGCGATCCTCACCTTGCTGGAGCCACCCGAAATCACGTCGTCCGAATCGTTGACCGCATCGGTGCGCCGCGCCGCGCCCAGCGTCGCGCCATTGCCGATGCCTACATTGTCACTGTTGATCGCCACCGCCCCGGAGACGCCAGCAGTCAGGCTGGCGCCGTCGATCGTCACCGCGCCGTCTGCCGAGGCGGCGATGCTCGCCCCGTCGAGCGCAAGCGCGCCGTCGGCAGTGACCGAAGCGCCGGCCGCGCTGGTGATCGCGATCCCCGCCTCGGCATCGATCGACAGGCTTCCGCCCGCGCCGATCGTCATGTCGCCCTGCGCGGTCATCGACAGGTCGCCTTCGGTCTCGATCGTCACGCCCTGCGCGCTCGAAATCAGGATACCGTCGCGGGTCAGCCGCACGACCTGGCCGAGATCGTCGTACAGCGCGACCTCGCCCGCCTGCATGCCCTTCAACCGATAGCGGCGGTCACCCACCGCGATCACGATGCTGTTGCCCCGGCGCCCGCCCACCGACAACAACACCCCCTCGGCCTCGGGATGCGGATGCACGCTCAGGCCATAGGTCTGGAAATGCTCGACCCCGTCGATCGTCTCGTCGGCCAGCACGTCGATCTGGACTTCCTGGCACGCCTTGTCGTCGGCCACCGCGCGCAGCACGCACCGCCCGATCGCCATCTGCATCCGCCCGCCCAGCGCGGCGATCGACGCGGCGACGTTCACTTCTTGGGCTCCGCGACGGCGAGCGGCTGCCACGCGCCGCGCGGCATCGCCGTGATCGTCGCGGTGGTGCCGGCATCGCTCTTTTCAAAGGTCACCGCCGTCACCAGCATCGTCGCATCGTCGATCTGCACCGCCGGGCACTGCACCCGCACCTGCACATTGGGCCGCCACAGGGCGCCCCCGGCCGACACGCGCCACCCCAGCACGCGAACCTGCACCGACAGCGATCGGCCCGCGCGCACCCCGGCCTCCCACTTTGCCCGCGCCGTCACCCCGCCATTGTCGCTGCCCTCCTCGGCGACGATCAGCAGCGGGCGATAGCGCGCGACGCCGGCATCGCTGGCGGTGCCCGAAAGCTGCGAAACCGCCTTGCCGTGATGATGCTCGTCGCCCGGCGCCTGGCCCTTGACGCGATAGGTGCTGAACCGGTCGCGATGATCGTGCGTGGCGTCCGCCGACAGGATGTTGACCCCCAGCGCCAGCGTCGCGATCGGCGCATTGGCATCAGGCGTGATCAGCGTCAGGTCGCCCGCCGAATCGGCCACCATCAACAGCCCGCGAAACCGCAGCAACCGCTCCAGCGCCGCCTGCACCGTCTCCCCCTGTTGCAGCGCGAACCGCGCGATCGGCTTGCCGGTATCGGCCTTCGCCGTCACCTTGATCCCGAACGGCTTGGCCAGCTCGGCCGCGATCGCCTCCAGCCGGACATTGCGCCAGCTCCCCGGCTTGTGAATCGCCGAACAGTCGGCCAGGTCGGCGGTACGGTCGCGCCCGCTCACCCGGATCGCATGGGCATTGGCATCGATCGACGGCGCGACGGCATCCACCCACCCGTTGATCACCGTCTCGCCGCCCACGCGCACTTCGCACCTATCGCCCGGCTTGACCGGGAGGTCCGCCGACGCGCCATCGGCGCGCGCCGCCAGCGCCAGCTCGAAACTGCCGCTCATCGCGTCGATCGCGCGCGTGATGCTCACCTCGGTCCACCCCGAATAGAGCAGGCCGCCGATCGCCAGCTCGACACGCTCGGCGATCTTGGCGGCCTCGGCAACGGCGTCGACGTCAGCCATTGGCGTCACCCCCGCTGCTCAGCACTTCCAGCGCGCGGCCGCCGGGGACGAAGCCGGGATGCGCGATGCCGTTGCGCGCCACGATCTCCGCCGCGCGCGCCTCGACGGTGGCGGGATCGCCGTACAGCCGGTGCGCGATCACAATCGCGGGCGCGGTGCCCGGCGGGGTGTAGGAGATCAGCCGCGCCAGCGATCCGCCCCGCGCGGTTACGTCGCGCACGATCGCCCGGCGCAACCGGTCATAGGAATCGGCGCCCGTATCGTCGCCGGCATCCGCCTGGCGCAGGGCCAGCGCGTCCAGGGCGTCGGCCGCGGCATCGCGCACGCGCACCGCCTCGTCATAGGAGGTGAAGCTCGTGTCGGCGATCGCCCGCGCCACTTCGCCTGCCGTGGCAAGGTTGATCATCTGGATCAGCGCCGCCTGGTTGGCCCGCTGGCGATCGCGCGCGGGCGTGTCGCCGACGATCGGCGGCAAGTCGCTGCCCAGGTCGAGCAGCCCGATCAGTCCGTCGATCAGCCCGACGCCGGCAGTCGCCACGACCCGGATCGATTGCACCGCGGTCAGCAATGTCGTGCCGAGCGCCAGCGCGTCGCGCAGCTGCGCCTGCACCCCCGGCGGCAACAGCCCCAGATTGGCCTGGATCGCGAGCAGCCCCGGCCCGATCCCGCCCTGCAACGCCGACATCGTCGCCATCGCCGCCCCGGCATATTTGACGATCTCGCCGGCATGTTCCTCGACGAACGCGGCGACTTCGGACAGGCTGAAATCCTCGTCGAGCTTCTCGACCGCCGCCGCCTGCTCCTCCTCCGCCGCCGCCTGCGCCTGCGCCGCACTGTCCACGCTCGGCTGGGCCGGCGCCGGAAGGCCGGTCTCGACAAAGGCGATCGTGAACGCCGCATAGCCGCCGTCCTCGGTCGAATCGGTGCGGGTGAATCCCTCCACCGCCACCTGCATCGTTCCGTACCACGGGTGCACCAGCGTCCCCGCGCCAGGCGCGTTCAGTGCATCGGCGAACGCCGCGGCACGCGCGATGAACCCGTCGCCGATGATATGGCAGTCGATCGAATAACGCTGGCCCTTGCGGCCCAAATCCTCCCACACCGGCTTCTCGGCCTGGGGGAATTCATGGACGACGCCGCGACGCCCACCCTCCTGGTCCTGTCCGTTCGTGACGAACGCCAGCCCGCGCCAGGCACCGGGCTGCCACCCCGCCGGGGCGCTCACGCGACACCCGACATGGCGCGGCCGGTGTTGACCTCCACCTTCATGCCGCGCGCCGATACCTGCGTCGGCGTGGCGGTAACGCCACGATCGGTGGTGACGTGGAGCGAGATTTTGCCCTCGGCGGGCTTGGCGGGCGCGGCGGGGCGGGCCGACGACGGCACCAGCGCGCGGGGCGGGGCGAGCGGCCGAAAGGCGCCCGGCTTGCCCCAGGCCGGGGCTTCGGTCGGCACAAACGGCTTGCGCGGCGCGACGCCCGGCACGGTCACGTCGAGTGCCCTGCGCTCCTTTTCGAGCTGGTCGGCGGGAATGCCGTCGTTGGGGTTCATCCCCAGTCGCCGGTTCGCACTCCGAAGCTGTTCGCGCAGCTCGGCCTTGCGCAGATCGCTGACGAACCACCCGTTCAACCCATTCTTGGCCTGGTTGCGGGCGGCGATCGCGCTGATATTCGACGCATAGCTATACGCCTTGCCCAGCGCCCCGACGATCGCGAGCAAGGCGTTCGCTATGCCTACCAGCCCATTGCCCACCGCCGCCCAATCGGTGCCCGTGGCGAACTGGACGGCCTTGTCGGCGATCGCCGTCATCCGGTCGGAAATCGTCTGCGCCCATTTGGCGAGCGTGCCATCGGCGGCCAGCGCGTTGACGCGGGACAGCATCGCCTCAAGCTTGCCCTTAACGGCGTCGAAAAACCCCGCGTCCGCGATCGACACCTGAAAATTGGTCAGCGCGTCGGACAGGTTCGACCACATGCCGGCGAACGTCCGCGATTGCTTGTCCATCATCCCGCCAAATCGCTCGCCGAAAATGCCCATCAGGGCCTTCTGAATCGCGACGCCGCTCTTCTGGGCGGTGCGGGTGATCTCCTTCCCGTTGCGCTGATAGGTGAAGGCGACCTGGTTGCCCTGCACCTTCGATCGAATGCCGAATTCCTTCAGCCGCTCGAATTCGCCGGTCTGCGCGTCGGCCATCATCTCGATCGCCTGCATCAACGGCTTGCCCATGCCCGACGCGGCATCGCCCAGCGTGCGCAGCGCGCCATCGGTCGGGTCGATGCCATAGGCCTTGAGCGCGACAAACGCCTCCATCACGTCGCCCAGCTCATAGGGCGTGACGGTGGCGAATTGCTTGACCCAGTCCATCGCCCTTTTAGCGGCGGCGGCGCTGCCCTCGGTATTTTCCAGCACGACGCGGAACTGCTCGAATTTGGACGCCTGACCGATCACGCCACTCGTGAACCATCCGCCCAGGAAGCCGGCGCCGGCCGTGCCCAGCGCCAGCCCCTTGGCGGCAAGCCCGCCCGCCATCCGGATCAGCCGCCCGATCGCAAAGCCCGTGCCCTCGGCCGCCTTGGTCAGCGCTCCCATGCCCGCACGCCCGGCCAGCGCCCGCACCCGCGCCGCCAGTGCCGTGATCCGCGTCGGCAATCCGGTCAGGAAGCGGCTGCCCGCGCGATCGACGTCCTGCATCGCCTTGCCCAGCGGCTTGATCCCCCGGCGGGTCAGCCCTTCCACGGCGGCGGTCACGCGCCGCGCCGGGGCGGTGGCCCGGTCGATGGCTTCCAGGATCAGCGACAGCTTCATGGGGTTTCAGCCTTCGGTTGCGGTGCGGAGCCGGTTGAGCTGGTCAATCCACATCTCAAGCTCCGCCAGGGACAGCGACAGCAGCACGGCGGGCGGCCACCCGAACTCGGCGGCCAGCTCGCCTAGGAGGTCCCGCCAATTGGCAGGCCATCCTCCACATTCGCGAAGGCAAGTTCGCCCAAAGGGCCGACGTCTCCCGCGTCGAGTTTCTGGATGATGACGAAGGGCTGGCCACTCAGCGCGGCGATCATCTCCAGCACGAGTTTCATCGGCTGGTGGCGAAAACTGTCGATCAGCAACAGGTCGTTGCCGGTCGCGCGGCGCAGCGCCAGCGAGGTGATTTCCTCGGTACGCTCGCCGATGGTGACGATGATGGGGTGCTTGAGCGGATAGACGGTCGCGGCCATGATGGGTCCTCAAATGCTGGTCGCCGCGCCGGCCCGCGGCTCGATCCAGGGTGAAGTCGATGCCGGGCATCCGCAGGGACGGCAGCCGCCGCCCCGTGCAGGTCCTAGGCGATCTCCTCGGCGGGCTGGCCGTACAGCACGCCCTCATAGGAACCGTCGCTGGTGGTCGCGTTGGGGGCGCCCTCCGAATAGGCTTCCTTGAACGTGAAGGCCTTGCCGGTATCGAACTCGACGAGCACCGTCGCGCCGACGATCGCCGCCCATGCGGTCGGGCTGAACGACGACTTGGCCGGGATCTTGATCGTGAGCTTTGCCGGCGCCGGGGCGCCTTCCTTGAAGTTCCCCGCATTGTAATCGCCGGGCATCGGCTCGCGCTTCACCCCGCCCAGCTCCAGCGTGGTATCGCCCATCGTCTCGATCGCCCCGCCGTTGACGCGGACCTTGGCCTTGCCCGCGACCTGATTTTTACTCGCCATCTAAACCGCTCCTTATTGCCCGCTCAGGGGTCGCTCAGAGGATGAATTCAAACCGCGCCATCAGCTGCAACAGGCCGTTGACGACGTCGGGCGTCATCAGCAGGTTGAGCTGGGTCGGATTGGTCGCGTCGCGCTCGATGACGAGGCCGGCGATAAAGCCGTCGACATCCTCCATCAGCCCGGCCTCGCCCCATTCGCGCGCCAGGTTGATCGTCTCCGCCCGGATCGCGGCGATCGTGTCCGCCGTCAGCTTCGCGCGCGGAAACTTGGTCTGCATGCGGTAGCGCCAGCTGTACCGGTAATAGGCCAGCGTCGCCGCGGTGTTGACGTCCAGCCAGCTGATGTCGGGCAGGCCATATGCGTTGACCCGGTACGTGCTGATCAGCCGCTCGATGACGACTTCGCCCGATGGGCTGACGTCCAGCGTCGAGATTCCGTTGTGCAGCAGTTGCTCGCGCTCCATCTTGGTAAAGCGATAGCCACGCCGCGGCGCCGGGATGCCCGGCAACACCAGCTTGGTCAGCTGTCGGGCCGGGTCCTTTTCGATCTCGACTGCATATAAAGCCGCGACGGTGGCCGTGATCACCCAGCTTGGCACTTGCAGGTCATCGCTGGCGACGACGGTCAGGTGGGGGCCGTTTCGGGTTGCGCCGAAAGTCGCGAGCGTGGAGTAGGTGCTCCTTATAGTGGTGAACGCATGGCCTTCGACCTGACGCTCCGGTCCCCAGCGCGATGCCAACTCGACATCGGCGGAGGTCAGATTTGCCGAATCGTTGGCGAAAAGTGCAATCGACTGGAACTGCTCGTCGCCGAGCACCGCCCATACGTCATCAAGGTCAGGATCGCCTGACGGAGCAGTAACCGTCGCAATTGCAACGCTTAGTCCGGCGGGGATGCCGTCTCCCTCATAGTAAGAGGGGATAATTCCCAAGGCATCCCCCGCTACCGCGCCCTTGTGCCGCGCGGTCACAGTCACCACGCCCGCGGAACTGGTGGCGACAACCGGCAGGTCGGGCAGCGCGTTGATCGCCGCGGCGGTCGCGGTTGCCATCTGCGTTGCCGTGGTGCCGACGATCGCCGCCATCTGGATACGCACGCCGGCGACCAGAATCGATACCGTCCCGGCTGCCGTGGCGGTGCCGGTATAGGTAAGGGACACGACCCCGGACACGCCGCCCGAATTATCCTCCACACCGATCGCCCACACTTCGGTCGATCCGCTCGCCTTCAGCGCGGCACGGACCATGCCGTGCAGCATCGACCCCCGACCGAACAGGGCAACCGCCTGATCGGCGGACGTCATCCGCTGCGGCACGAGCGCCGAACTGCCGGTCGCCAGCTTCTGCCCGACCAGCAGGATCTTCTGTGGCGCCGGCGGCAGCCCCGAAACCGCCCGCACGTTGGAGAATTCCGCGGCGACGCCGGGGCGGCGCTGGTTGCTGGCGATCGAATCGAAAACGATGCTGGTCACTGTTCGGTGCTCCCTTCGGCGGGCTTGGTCGCGGCCTTGGCGGCCGCCTTCTCCGCGGCCTTTTCGGCGGCGGCGATCTCGGCCTCGGTCGTGGCGATCACGTCGCGGTCGTTCCAGCGCCGCTGCCACCAGCTGTTCCACGCGACGCCGCGCCCTTGCGGGACCAGAGGCCGCCCGGTCTCGGGATCGTGCACCGAAAGGCCCGGTGCGGGCTTGATGAAACGGCGGTCGGACATGGTCACTCTTGCTCCAGCTCAAGATGGTCGGTGGCGTCGGCGCGGTAATCGTCGGGCAACTGGACGCCGGGCGCGACGGGATCGCGATCGACGGGCAGCGGCTGCCCGAACAGCGGGATGTCCCAATTGGCGTGCAGCGCCTCCAGCGCGGCGGGATCGGTCTCGCCATCGCCCACGACGATCAGCGGGAAGTCACAGGTGAACTCGACGGCGTACATCGACAGCTTGCGCTTGCGCAGCGCGTCGGTCGGCCGCACCGCGCGCAGCGGCCCGGCCTCCAGCGGCGTGTACAGGTCGAGACCCAGCGTCTGCCCCGACAGCGCGGCGACCGCGCCCAGGATCAGGCGATAGCTGCCCGGCTCCTTTGCCGGATCGGGGCCGCCATGGCGCTGATAGGCTTCGTCGGCGCGCAGATTCTCGTCGGCGACCATCAGCCCGAACGACCCGCGCAGCACGCGGACCTGATCGTCGCCATCGTCCTCGGTCCCCTGCCACCCGGCGAACACGACCCAGGCGGCCGGGCATGCGATCTGCGCATCCGATTCGAGATACGCATCCCAATTGTCGGGATAGGTCGACAGCGTCCGCCAGCGCGGGAAATCATAGGCCCCGGCATCGGCAACGGCCTTGAGCCGCGCCAGCATCGCCAGCTCGATCGCCGCGATCATGCGCCGGCTCCGCGAGCGAAAATGGGGGAGCAAGCATCGCCCGATGACGATGCTGCGGGGGCCTTGCGAGCCGTACCGTCTTGTCCTCCCCCTGCTCTCGCGGGGTTAAGGCGGGTGCAAAGGCCGATCATTCGCCGGCCTCCGTCAAATAGTGTTCGCTCGCGTCCTCGATGTCGCCGATCAGCTCGGCCGAAAGCCCGAGGAAGGTACGCGCGGGCGTGTTGGCCTTGCGGCTGAAGGCGCCGACCACGACTTCGATCGGCTCGGCCAGCGCGACGCCGAACGCCTGGCGCATCGTGCGCTTGTGCGAGGCAACGGCCTCGGTCCCGTCGAACCCGTCATTGTGGCGACGGGCATAGGCGACGTTGCTGCCCCATTCGGCGGAGCGCGCGGTCGATCGATGCGTGATCGACAGATACAGCCGCCGCGAGTCCTGGAGCGTCTTGCCCGTCATGCGCTGCGGCCCGGCGGCGCCCACCGCCGTCCTGCGCACGCGGTTCGACGGTGCCCAGGGCACGCCGTCCGGCGTGTGCTGCCCTTCGAAATTGTCCTGTGTGTGCGTCTCGCCCAGCGCGCCGATCGTGTCCATCAGCGGGGACAGGTCGCCCAGCTTCGCGGCAAGCCGGGCCAGCCGCGCCTCGACGGCGGCGACGCCCTCGGCATGGACGGAAAAGGATGCGCCCGCCATCAGAAGCCGCCCAGCCGGTCGCGGCTGAAGGTGCGGCCGGGGTCCTCGACCAGCACGGCGCCATCGCGCGCGGGCAAGTCCCCGCGGCCTTCGTCGATCTTGACCAGCCCGCGCGAAATATCGCCCAGCACCTTCATCGCCTCGGCGCGCTGCCTGCTCGCTTCCTCGGTCGGAACCCGGTGCATCTCGCAATAGGCGATCTTGCACACGAGCTGCACGAGCAGCGGCGGCAGCACGGCGCCCGGCGCGGGCGCGTAATATTTGGCGATATAGCCGTCCGCCAGCACCGATGCGTCGGCGAGCTTGAGGTTGACCGCCGCGATCGCCACCGGTCCCCACGCATCCGCCCCGGCGAGCTGGACGAGAACGTCCTCGCCATAGCGTGCGCGGATATCGTCGGCGGTGGCGTACATGGCGGTCGGTCGATCCTTTCTAAAAGGTCCCCGGCGGGCCGGGCATGAATGGCCCGCCGGGAACAGTCCGGGCGCAAGACGCAACGGGCGCCCGTACCCAGGGAGGGACTCAGTCGGTCGCGGTCTCGGTCTTGGCGACCTTCGCGGCCTTGGCAGGCTTGGGCGCCTTCAGCGTCGCGATCTCGGCGCGGAGCGTCTTGATGATGCCCTCGGCATCGACCGTGCTGTCGCGCAGCGCGGTCACTTCGCGCTCGGCATCGGCGAGCCGGGTACGCGCTTCGTCCATGTCGGCGTTCTGCTGCTCGATCGTGCGGATCAGGTCAGCCTGAACCCGACCGGCCTCGCTCGCGAGGTCGCGCAGCTTCGCCAGATCGTCATTCTGCCGCTCGATCAGCTCGGCCTGCTGGCGAAGCTGGGCCTGGAGCGCATCGTCGCCGGCATCCGTCGTGGCGGCGGGTTCGGCACCGGCGTCGATCGGCCCCAGCTCCTCGATCGTCGAATCGATGATCATCTGCGCGTGCTCGGCGGTCATCCCCGCGTCGAAATGCGGGAGCGGACGGAAGCCGCCCTCGCCATCGCCGATCTCGATCGACAACAGCGGCTCGCGCGCCAGCGCCAGCAGCCGGGCACCGTCCAGCGTGCGGATGTCGACCAGACTGGCCGACGCTCCGAAGGTGAGCCCCGCGCGCCGAAACGGCACGCGGGCACTCTTGATGCGCAGCACCCCGCGCATCAGGGCAGCCGATCGGCTTCGATGATGATCATCTCGCCAGCCAGAGTGTTGCTTTCGCCGCCGGCCAGATTGGCCTTGAACGAATCCTTGGCGCGCTGCTGGTTGCTCACGCCCGCGACGAGCGCCGTGGGGCGGACGCCCCGGGGCTCGCCATTATCGTCCTTGAAAGCCTTCATCGCATCGCGGGCGGCGATGATGTTGGTGGCGTTGCACGTTTTGGTCGAACGATAGGCAAGGAAAGGCATCGTGTAGCCGACCGCGCCGCGTGCCTCGGCATAGGCGCGCGTAAGGCCGGTTTCGGCAACCTGGCTGTCAGTGAACTTGTCGTTGATCCACCAGAAAACGGGCTTCTTACGCTCCTGCGCGAGCAGCGGCTTGAGCGGCTGTGACAGGTCGAGCAGGAACCATGCCTCGCCCTCGCCGGTCGTGTCGTTATTCGACCACGTCGCGGGCGCCGCAGGATCTTCGTTGTACGTCGGATGGTCGGTGTCGAAGAAATTCTGGCCGTCGAAACACTCGCGCAAATGGCCCTCCGCCAGCGCCTCGAACCGCAGCCGGTCCATCCATGCGCCGGCTTCGCGGCCCCAGCCCTCGAACATGGCCGGGTAGAGGCCGATCATGTCGTCCTCGATCTCCTTGAGGGAGATCGCGAAGTCCGCCGTGTAGTCATCGTTGACGAGCTGATACACCTTGGACTGGAGCTGCTTGACGCGCTTCTCGCCGACCCACTTGCGAAAGATCGGCAGGTTGCCCAGGAAACCATATGTATTGATCGCGGTGCTCGACGGGACCGAGGTCGAAAGCGCGGCGCCAACGATCGGTGCCCCCGTCTCGCCGCGCGTGAAGTCAGCCTTGAAGCCGGTATTGAGCGCGGCGAGAAGCGCCGGGGTGACAATGCGTGCCAAGTGCCTGGCTCCTTACTTGAGGATGATTTCGAGGAGGCCGGAAACGGCGCCCGCGGTGTTGAAGGCGGCGGCGGGGATGATCTGGATGCGGTCGCCCGCCGCCACGATCGTCGTCGCATCGCCATTGGTCGGCGCGTCGGTGACGACGGTGCCCTTGGTCGCCGCATCGGCGATCGTGCAGGTCAGCCCGACAACGGCGGTGGTGCCGACCGCGACGGTGACATCGCCGCCGGTGGTGACAGCCTTCTGGACAACGACGCTCAGCCGCCCGATGCGACCAGCGCCCGGCGCGACCAGCTCGGCCGACGTACCGGCCAGCGTATCGGTCTCGTTGATCGCAAAGGGCAGCCAGACGCTGCGCGGAGCGCCGGCCGAGGCGGCGGCGGAAATCTCCACCCACACGCCCGCGCTGGTAACTTCGCGCACCACGCCGGCACGCGGCCGGGTGCCGCCCGCGGCGTTGCTCGCCACCGTCTCGTCGTCGACGACGAAGCAAGTGCGGTTGATGTCCGCCACCGTGATCGCATCGACCCCGGCGCTGTTCTTGAGGAGGTAGGTGCCTTCCTCGACATCGATCGTCGCGCCGCCATCGGCGGCGGTTCCGGTGACGCTCGCCAGCGCCATGCCGACGACGCGCATGTTCGCGACCTCGGCGATCTTGAGCAGGTCGGTGCCGCCCGCGCCGGCACGCGCCGGCGTGGCATAGCCCGACAACAGCATGACGAGCCCGCCCTGGAGGATGACGGCGGATGCCTTCACCCCGACATTGAGCAGGCCACCGCCCGCGAATTTCTGGGTGCGCTTGGGTGCGGCCAACATTATGCGACCTCCTCGATCTGGGCATTCTTCGCCGCCAGGAAGTCGGCGTGACTCATGCCGGTCATCTCACACGCCGCGATCTCGTCGGCGGTGAGGGTCGTGGCCTTCTCGGTCGGCTTGCGATTGCCGAGGACCGAGCCGGCGGCGACGATCACCGGCGCTGCCGACACGAAATCGCGGAACGCCTGCTCGTCCTTCTGGAACAGCGACAGGCCCCAGGCCTTCATGGCCGGCGCCAGCTTACCCTCGGCGCAGGCGGCGGCGACTTCGCGCTCCGCCCGGTCGGCGGTCAGCACCGAAAGCTGCTGGGTGAGGCCCGACACCTGCTCGATCGGCACGAACTTGGCCGGATCGACGGCATTGGTCTTCAGCGTGGTGATCGCCGCGGCGATTTCCTCGACCGAGGCGGTGTCCGCCAGGCCGGCCGCAACGGCGATCGAGCTGGTGGAGGTCTTCTTCAGTTCGCCGATCGCCGCGGCGATCTGCTCGACGCCCGCATCGGCCCCAAGGCCGAGCAACGCCGCAAGTGCGGTCAGGTCCATGGTGTCGTCTTCTCCGGAGTGTCCGGCCGCGATGGCCGGGAGGTCGATCGCGCCGATATTGACCAGCGCGGCATTCTTGAGTCGGAGCACGTTGCCGTTCTTCGCGTCCGCGAAGAACAACGGGCTCAGGTAGCGATATTCGCGCGCGCGAAGCTTGGCGTCGGCAGCGGGGGTCCAATCGATCGCATTGGCATAGATGCCATCCGCCTCGGCGGTGAGCGCCGACGCCGCACACCATCCCGATGCCGGTGCGGTGCCGCCCACGCCGGGCTTTACCGCGTGGAGCATCTGGTGGTCGTAATCGAAGCTGAAATCGGCGCCGCCCAGCCATTGCTGGGTCGCCGCCACGATCGCGGCGGCGTGCGCCTGGTCGCGAATGGTATAGGGCCCACGCCCGTCGCGCATTTCGATGCGCCCGATCGGCAACAGCTTGACGCGGGTGGCGGGAGCGCCATCGGCACCGACCAGAGTCTGATCGGCACACGCAACCGCTTCGAGCACCTGCGCGGTGCCGGCGGATGCCGCGATCAGCAGAATGTCGGTGGTTTCGATGCCCATGCCCGGCTTATGCCGAGCCGCGCGGGCCGCTCTTACCTGAACTAATTCAGTGCACGATCAGGCGCCGGGGCGCGGGCTCCTCATCCGACGAAACGGCGCCCAAGTCCATATCGTTCCGGCTCTCAGCGCGTCGTCTTCCAGCGCCAGCCCTCGCGGCCGACATCGACGATCGTCGTCATACCCTTTGCCGTGCGGGCATAGCGCCGCGTCAGCAGCGCCCGGCCGTCGCGCGCCGCGATCCATATCCACCGAATCGAATCGGGCTCGACGATCGCCGCCGCGATCCGGTCGATCGCCAGGCCCGCCGCGCCGCCCGGAAACCGCGCCGACCCATCGGCGCCGATGAACCAGCTCCGCCCGATCGCCAGCGGCCATCCGTCGCGGTCGGTCCACACCGCCTCTTTGCCCGAATCGATCCCGAACGCCTTCAGGAAGCGATCGGCAAGCGCGCGCTGCGATCCGGTGAGCTGCGCGGCCGCGGGGACTTCCTCGGCGCCGTCAAAGCTCTCGGGCAACGCACGCGGCGACAGCCCGCGCAGATATTCCTTGCCGACGTTGTAATCCCATCCCTTGCCGATGCCCTGCTCGATCATGCCCGTCTCGCCGGTGCGCTCATTGACCCATTCGATCTCCGGGAAGCGGATCGGCTGCTCGGTCACGCGCTTGCCCTGGCGATCGAGCATCCGCTGGGTGCGCTGCACGACGCTGCACCGGCATTCCCAATCGCACGGGCCGGTATGCGTATCCCACCAGGGATCGTCGACGGGCAGGATGGTCCCGTCCCATGCGTGGTGCTGGGGCCGCTCGCGCCCGTCCATGACCGAGGTGTATTCGAGGAACGGAAAGGCGCTCTTGGTCCGCTCGATCCGCTCCCATTTGCCGGCGGCATAGGCGGTGCGGACGTTGGCGTTGAAAATCGTCTTCAGCCGGCGCGGGCTGCCGAGCTGCACATTCTTCGATTGCCCGGTGGCCGGGTCGATCATCGTCTTGCGGCCCCACCATCCGCGCGCCTCCAGCCGGGGCTGCAACGCCTTGCGGAAATCGGCCAGCGTCGTGCCGTCGGCGATCGCCTTGTCCACCTCGGCGCGGATATCCTCCAGCAGGTCGCGGCTCATCGCCTTGGCGACGGTGAACCAGCGCGCGTGCTCGCTGCGGAACACGTCCAGCCACGAAAAGCCGATCCGAAACCCCTTGGCCCGGAAAAACGCAATCGCCTCCTCGGGCGCAACGCCCGCAGCGGGCAGGGCTTCGGGGCCGGGCATTTAGGCCGCGCGCCAGAGGATCGGTTGCTGGTCGATTGCGATTCGGTGCTTACCCCGTGACATCGGATGTTTCGGCGCACCGGTCCCGGTCAGGCCCCAGCACCACAGATTGGGCCAGGGCGCGACGCCGGTCTGCATCTCCTCGACGACGTGGTCGATCCAATCGCTATCCCACGCGATGTTTCCCCAGCAGACGAACACCTGATGCGCCGCCTTTGCCAGCGCGATCACGCGTGGCAGGTTGACGAACAGCAGCTGGTCGCGCGCATGCCAATCATTGGTTGCGGCCCAATCGGCACGGCGCCGGCACTCAACCGGGCTCGACGTGCAGAACGGATAGAGGTTGGCCAGGTCATAGCCGCCGAACCCGGCATGGTGGAACCATTTGGTCAGCCACCAGCTCGTCGGATCATCCTTGGCGCCATCGGCATCCGAAGGGTTGCACCCGATCGCCAGCCCGATCGGCCCTGCGCCCCAGCGCCGCGACAGCACGACGCGATCGCCATGCACGAATTCCGCCGCGCGCTGGAGCACCGGATCGCCGAACAGATCGACGCCGAACATGCGGGTCGCGGCATCCATCCCTACTTCCCCGACGCCAGGCGCAGCTCGACTTCAAACCGCTGGCCATCCATTTCGAATGCCCAGGCCGCGCGGGCGCCCGGCGTGATCTTCGCGATCGGTGCCAGCCGCTCCGCCATCTCCATGACCTTCTCGCCGACCGCATAGGCCGCGTCGTCTTCGAACATCATCTCGCTGTCGTCGCTCATTTCCCCGGCACCTCGATCAACCCGGCGATCCGCGCCGCGAACCCAGCCCGCTCGCCCAACTGGACGATCTGCTCGGCGTCCATGCCCGCGATCAGGTCGCCGACCCGCGTGGCGAGCAGCTCGCGCACTTCCTCCATCGAATTGGCGGCATCGATCAGCTCGGCGATCGGCGCGAACAGCGCGTCGCTCGCGCCGCCCAGCTCGCCCAGCGCATCCTCCACCAGCCGGTCGATCGCATCGGGTTCGCGCGGTGCCAGGTCGGCGGCGGCGGGGACGGCGTCGCCTTCGTCGTCGCCGAGGTCGAAGGGTTCGCCCTTGGCGCCATCGTTGTTGACCTGGATCGACGCCGCCCGATCAGCGATGAACTTGTCGGTCTTCTTAGTCATCTTCGGCCTCCACATGCAGGGTGCGGGTACGTTTGTCCCATTTGGTCACCCGCAACTTAGCCGAACGCGGGAAAATCACCTCCTGCTCGTGCCGCAGGTTGGAATGCGGCGCGGCATCTAGTGCCTTGGAGCCCTTCTTCGCGGTGATAGCGATGAGGATCGACCCCTTGGCCTCGGCAAAGCCCATCACCGCAACGTCCCTGGACCGGCTCGTGCTCAGGAACCCCGGATCGCGGATAACGGAACCCTCGGAGATACCCGCCCGCTTCAGCGCCTCGACACCCGGCCCGCTGACGCCCCGATAGAGCACGGCGTCCTCGGACAGGCGGCTTTTGGCTACCGCTCGGTCCATCACCTCGACCTTCTTCTTGGTCTTCGCGCCATAGTCGGCTTCGCCGCGGGCCTGCTCGTTGATCAGCTTATAGTCCATCAGCGAGTAGTCGGAGACTGCGTTGGCCTCCGCGCGGGTCAGCTTCCCCGGTTTGACAGTCTCGGGCGACGCACCGCCTCCACCGCCGACAGGGGCACCACCGGCACCGCCGCCGCCTCCACCGCCGCCGAGGGGCATGGCGCCCCCAAAGCCCGGCCCGCCGCCACGCCCGTCCGACCATTCGCCGCCCCGCTTCGATCCGCGCGGCACGCGGGGCTGCGAAGCGTTGTACTTGGCGTCGATCAACACGGCGGCGGGAACGGCGTCGCCCGTCCGGTCCTGCAACCGCGATTCAGGCGCCAAAGGGGCCACTAAGGGGCCGGTTGCGGGTTCGCGGGGCACGTCGGGGCCGTTTGGGGCCTGCGCGGGCTCCTGCGCGCTCTGCGGGGCTGCGGCGCGAACGAGGATCGCTTCGCCGGCCTTGGGCTCGGGAATGCCGGTGACCTTGCGATAATGCGACACCGGGATCGGCACGCCCAGCGCGACGCCCTTGTCCATCGCCTCCAGCGCCGATTTGACGTCGACCGGATCGGGGCGCCCGATCTTGAGCAGCGGATATTTGTCGCGCACGCCCCGGTTGAACATCACCATCGGGATGACCAGGTCGCGCGTGCCCGTCGCCGACAGCTGCACCGCATCCGAACATTCGATCAGGTGCTGCACATCGCCGTGCAGATCGGCCTGGCCCGACCCCAGCCCGCCGGCCTTGGCGTCGCTGCTGCTCGTCTGCCCCAGCACCGCCTTGCTGATCAGCTCGTCGCCATAGGTGCACAGCGCCTGGAACATCTCCGGGTTCGCGGCGCCGCCCTGGCTGGTAATGAAGTCGATCTGCATCGACGCGGGGATCACGCACCCGGCATCCGACCCGATCTGCGCGACGGCGCGCGCCAGCTTGCGGATATCCTCCTCGCTGGTGCCGTTCTGATATTTGCCGACGCGCAGGGGGAGGCCATACACCTCCAGGAACGTCATCCAGTCCTTGAGCGTGAAGTTCTTGAACAGGTAAATCCACGCCACCGCGCGCGCCAGCCCGCCGCGGATCGGCAAACCCGACTTGGCCGCCGCCTCATGGACAATGAACTTATACTGGGGCAGCGGCTGCGCCAGGCCGTGATAGCCGTCGATCCCGCCCTTGAGCAGCAACTGCTTGCCGGTGTCGCGGTCATATTCGAAAAAGCGCGGGTCCTGGCGCGTCAGCACACTAGGCAGCCACAGGTCGCCGGTCATGTTCCACACGATCTCGGTCGCGCTATATCCCTTGCCGATCGCGTCGAGGATGTCGAACAGCTCGGCCTGGAGCGTCTGGCGCTTCAACCAGTCGCGCACCAGCTGCGCGTCGCCCTCATATTCCGGGCCTTCCCCCGCCGCCTCGACTTCGACCGGCAACTGCGACACCGCGCGCTTCCGCGTGCCGAGCACCGACAGATAATGGAGGTCCTTTTCCTCCATCTCCTCGGCCAGCTCCAGATAGGCGGTCGCATCGCCCGTCTCCGCCGCGCGCAGGATTTGCGTCAGCCGCAACGGGTCAAGCCCCTGCGCCGGATGCCCCGACAGCACCGATCGCACCCCCGCCATCGTCGGCCCGCCGATCTCGCGCGTCAGCACGTCGGTCGCGCTGCGCAGCGGACGGCCCCGGCTGTCGATCAGCGTGGGCGGCGGCGGCGCCTGATAGGCCGTCAGCGATCGGTTATCGGTCATTTAGGAGGTCCTTTCTCACCAGCTGCCGCTCCCGAACCGGCCGGCCGGGGTGGCGCGCTGGCCGTGGCGCTGGGCGAATGCGTCGTGAAGGTCGCGATCGGCGCGGGGATCGTCGCCAAAGCCCGCCTTGGGAATGCCGAGATAGCCGATCTGCTGGGTCTGGCCGGAAGCGGCGACACAGCACAGTGCCGCTGCCCAGAACCGATCGCCATGGCCGTCGCTCTCGCCATCGTTGAGCAAGCGGATCGCGCCGGTCTCGGTCACGACGCGCGTGATCGAATGCAGATCCTCGCGGGTCGCCTTATCACCCTCGACCAGGCGGAACAGGCGATCCTGCATCCGGTCCTTCAGCAGCGTCGCCATGCCCAGCTTGGACGACATGCTGAACGTGATTCCATCGACGCGACTGGCGCCCAGTATCTCGCGGATACGCTCCAGCACGGGGATGCCCATGCCGGTCTCGTCACCCGCGAACCGCGCCCAATTGTCGCGCGCGTCCATGCGCTCGATCTCGGCATATTGCGCGGCGAAGGGCGCGCGCCGCATCGTCACGATCTCGCGCGGGTACAGCACGTCGCCGATTTCCTCGGCAGTCCAGATACAGGTGAGGTCCTTCTTGGCCGCGATGTCCATGCCCGCGAATATCCGCCCGCGCGCCGGGGGCAGCGCGGTGCCGCGCTCGACGCAATGCGTCAGCTTGCCCTCGGTGAACTCCATTTCGCGGATGCGGCCATAGCCGGGGGTCTCGCACTGCGAGATCAGGAAATAGTCCAGCCAGGCCGACAGCTCGTCGCGCCATTGCAGCTCATATTCCTGCGCCCACAGGTCCGGATCGCTCAGGCCCGCGCGCAGCTCGTCGATGTTGCGGTCCAGGCCCTGCGCCACCGCCTGATGGATGTCGACGATATGCCGGGACCAGATCGTCGGGTCCTCGGTCATGATGTCGTAGAATTTGTTGCTCTTGCCGTTGGGCGTAGAGACAACGCGGACCTTCCACCCCTTCGAGATGATCGGATAGGCGGCGCCCCAGATCGCCTTGCTGTTGGCGTGGAACGCGAACTCGTCGAACAGCACATTGGAGGAAAAACCGCGCGCCGTGTCGGGGTTGGCGGGCAGTGCCGTGATCCGCGAACCGCCCGGATAGACCACTTCGAATTGCTTGTACGTCGCGTCGGTGCCGTCATCGCGCGTGACCTTCCACTCGCCCTCCTCCACCTCGGGCGCCGGCCCCGCCATCAGCCCGCGATACAATTCCCAAAAGGCGCGCGTCATCGGCTTGACGTTTTCGTCCATCGCCTCCTTGGCTTGGCGCTCGCCGCGCGACAGGATGACCCAGCGCGTCCGCTTGCGGGCGATCTCGGCTTCGATGCAATCCTCGACCAGCTCGGCGCAGGTGCCGAACGTCTTCCCCGTCTGGCGCGCGAACATGCCCGCCTTGAACCGGCTCTTATCGGCCAGCCAGGCGCGCTGATACGGCGTAAAATGGATGAGGCGCGCAAGTTCGTCGCCGACGACGATGTCTGCCATCAATACCCCATGATGCGCTTGGCGCGCGCCAGTGCCTCGGGGTCCAGCTCGCCCGATCGGCCGGCGGCCTCCAGTTTCTTGCGGGCCTCGGCGGTGGCCTCCGCCTTGGCTTCGGCGCGGATGCGCGCCTCGCGATCGGCATCGGTCTTTTCCGCCGATGCCAAAGCGCGCGTCGCCTCCGACAGCGCCTTGACCTGCGCCGGGTTGAGCGCGACCGGGCGCACCTGGCCGTCCTCGTCTTCCTCCAGCGCCAGCGCCGTCTCCAGCACGATCGTGTTGAGCACTTCGATCGTCCCGCGCAGCATCTTGTTGTCGGCACGGTTGCCCATGCGCGCCAGCGACTCGGTGATCTCGCGGCTGCGGCGCATCCGCTCGCCGATCTCGGCCAGGCCCTTGACGTGCCGGCCCAGCGACGATCGCGAGATTTCCAGTTGCTGCTCGACCAACTCGGGCAGCGCATTCAGTTCGGTCAGGATTTCGTCGATCGTGCGTCCTGCAGAGCGGCGACGCCCGACCCACTCGACGATCTGCGGGCCTAGCCGATCGATCGCGGAGGGCTGGTGCCGCGCCATCACAGCCCCGCGAACGGACTGGCGATCCCGCCGATCGACACGTCGCCCGCCACGGCCATGCGCCCGCGCTCGGTGATCCGCGCCACCATCACCGTGTCGCGCACCATCCCGACGACGACGCAATCGCGATCGGCGAGGTCGCGCAACAGCTGGCGGCACGCGGCCTGGTCGAGCGCCTGGCGCTCGCCCATCGTGCGCAACGCGGTCAGCAGCGTCCCGTCATTGCCCTGGCCGCCATCCTCGATCAGAAGCTGCAACAGCAACAGCCGGCGCCGCGCGGCGACCTCCTCGGCATAGTTCATCGGTCGAGTGCTCCCTTCATCAGGATATTCTGGATGACCTCCACGCCCTTTCGCGTGACCTCCGAGGACTCCTTGAGGTCGGAAACCTGCGCCGAAACGGTGTTGAGCTGTCCCTCCAGGGTGGCGCGCAGCGTGTTGACCTTGCCCTCCAGCGCGATCACTTCCATGCTGGTCGCGGCGCGCGCCTCCAGGGCGCGGACCTCGCCGGCCAGCACGCCCAGCTCGGCCTTGGTCGCAGCATTGCCCTGCGAGGTCTTGAGCCGCTGCACCTCGGCGAACAGCTTGCCGATCTGGCGCGACAGCTGGCCGGTGCCCATCGGATTGCCGCGCCCGTGGCGATGCACGGTCACGAACACCGCCACGACCGCAACGAGTGTGCCCAGGATTGAAAACCAGTCAGCCATTGTCCGAATCCTTGCCTTTCCCGCCGCCGACCCTTCCGGCCACGTGCGCGATGAATGCATCGCCGATTGTCTTGAGCGCCGATCGCGCCTGCTCGCCCAGCAGCTCGGCGACGGTGAGACCCGAAAAGCCAAGGCCGATGCCCCAGCCCAGCGCGACCAGTGGCTGCTGTCCGGTGGCGATCACGCTGCACAGGATGATCGCGAGCAGCGTCACGACCAGCGCTCCCTGGCGCCGCCACCCCAGCGGGATCGCCCGCGCGGGCGCCAGCCACATGCCCAGCACCACGCCCAGCACGCCCGCGCCCGACGAAAAGATCGGCAACGCCACGCCCGCGACCACCAGCCATTCCGGGCCGGGCACGACCAGCCGCGTGCCCGCGCTGCTGATCAGCATCGCGGCGGGCATCACGATTTCGGCGCGGGTCAGGGCGTCCGCGGGTGACATCACCGCATCCCTTCCGCCGCTATCGGCGCCGACCGCGTAGTCATCAAATGCTCAGCCCCTTGGTAGCCACCAGAGCTTTTGCCCAAGCGTAAGCCTGCGTCCGCTCGGACACCGACAACACCCGCGACCAGGCGGCGGCCAGCGCTATATCCCCAGGGCCGTTCTGGTTCGTGCCCCAGTGGCCGATCGTAAAGGCGGCCCCAGTGGGGACTCGGACGAAGGGTGTATTGTAGTTAGCGGTACCCGATGTGCCTGCCCCCATGTCGTACAACGTAGGATCGTCGGCAGTGCTAGAGGAAACCCCCGTCTGGAACACCGCGCCGATCAGGCAAGCCCATCCATTGGGGTTCGCTACATAAGACGCGGTAGATGTCCCCGTCGCGCCCCCGTCCTGCGTCGCGCGCGTGGTCAGGCGCGTTTGGCTGCTCGACGATGTGAAGATGCCAAGGGTGTTGGACGACCCGACATAACAGAATCGAGCGCTGTCGGCACTCTTGTCTCCGGTGTCGCGGCCCACAACGAGCATCGTGACGTCCCCCGCCACGTCGATCACGCCCGTTTGCAGATAACTCGTGCCCGACCGCAACGACAGGTACCCGCTGGCGGCAGTGGGGGAGCCGATCGAGATTGCGCTGGGTTTTCCCTCCGCCCAGTTCCGCAGCGCGGTATCGACGCCATCGGTTAGGAGATGCAGAAATTCCAGGTCCGACCCGAGCGTGCCGGGCATGACGAGCTTTGCCGCATTGGGCAGAATCACCGCGGCGCCGGTTGTGATTTCGAGTCCAGGTGTTGGCATTTGTAGGTCTCCTATCAGGCGATACAGGCGATTGCGGTGGCGAGCGCTTCTGCATGCTGTTCGCGCGCAGCTGCGCCAGGATGGGTGATGTCGGAGATTGTGGTGGTGGTGACGCCGTCCGCGCCCGTAGTGCCAGATGTCAAAGACCAGCCAGCCTCACCGCTCTGATGCGCCCAGGTCGAACAAAGGTGTAGGTTAGCATCACCCGCCGCGCGACGTGTGGTCACGATATCGACAATGGCCGACAGGATCGGCTGCCATTCGAGCCACTCGGTATCGCCCGCCGACGACGCGGGATGGTTGGTCGCCCACAGAATAATACTCGCCGCAGGCAGCACGCGGCGAATTTCGTCGAGCAAATAGCCATATCCCGACTTCACCTGCGCGAGACTCGCCGCCGCTCCCAACTCGGTCTTGTCGTTCATGGCGATGTTGACGACCACCAGATCCGGGTCTGTCAGGCTGAAGCGATCCAGGTAGAAGCGAAGATCAAATCGGTAATTGACGCCCGAAATCGTTACGATCGGCGTCTGAGCACCAGCGGAGGTGTTCGGGTTGAGGAACGGCTGATAGCCTCGTTTGTCCGTCTTGTTGGCGGCCTGATAGGTGGCCTCCTGACCGACCGCCAGCACACCCAGGGGCACATCGTTGTCCAATGACGTGCCCAAATAGTCGGAAAACGCCCAGCCCTCGCGCCCCTCGCCCAGGGGGCCGCCAGTAGCGCTGGAACTGTTGGAGTTCGACCCAACTATCGTGCCGATCCACTGGGGCGCAAAACCCCATGCCGTCAGTAGCGCATTGATGTTGTAGCCGGTCTGGCGGTTGGTAATGCTATCGCCGATCAAGAGTATTTTTGGCGCTGGCGATCCGGACACCGGCACAGCCTTGACCGAAACGGTGAGAGTCTTTGTCAGACGTGGGTTACGGTCGCCCAACTTGCGGACCGACAACGTGGCACTCGTGCCGAGCCGGGCGGGATCAAGCATGATTGCTCCATCCCGGGCCGAGGCCGCAAAGGGCTGCGCGGGTGCCCCTTTGGACGATGCGATCGTGACCTTGGCGGTCTCGACATCAGTGCGGGTCGTCAGAATGTTCTCGACGTAGAGCGGTGTGGGGCGATCGCTCACCAGGTACAATTGCGTCCCGATGACCGGTGTGACGGACGGGGCTGTATAGACGGGCTCATTGGCTGCCGCATTGATGGCCACATTGCCATCCAGACCGATTTGCAGCGCCACGAAGCCGAGCGGGTTCACGACGCGGAAAAGAGCGTCGTCAATGGCCTTCACCGGCGCTCCGACCAGCCCCAATGCGCCGCCTTCATACGACAAGATCGATCTGCCCAAGGTGGAAAGATCAAATCCCCCATTGGTCGTTCCCCGCCACGTACCGCCGGGAAGCGCCAGCGCGCCGTCTGCTGCTACTTCGAACCCGACGAAGCCCAGCGCATTGCGTATCGACAGCATCGCGTCCGACTGGCCGGGGGCATTGAGAGATACGCCGCCGGCCCGAAGCCCTCTCGCATATAGTTCCGCGAACACGAATCCGAGCGCTGTCTTGAACAAGACAAGTGGGTCTTCAGACGTTGCCGTGACGTTGGTCTTATGGACCACGCCGGCCACAGCCGCCGCCGTTACTTCCACCTCGCCTGCCTTGTCCTCCACTTCCGCAGCAGCGGCGACGATGTACGCCCCCGCATCGACGACATCCTGCGCGGCCGCGGTAGTCGTGATCGCCTGCTGGCGGGCCGCCTCGGTCGCCGCGGTTGTGTTCACCGCGGCGTCCAGCACCGCCTGCTGGCCCTGCACCACGTCGCCGACGACATCGGCAAGCTGCTGGATGCTCGCGACACGCCCCTCGGTCTCCCCGTCGACGCGGTCCAGCGATGTCGCGTCGCCCGTCGCGCGCGCCACTGCCAGCGCGTCGATCGCGGCCTGCTTCTCGGCGGCGACCTCCGCCAGCGCCGCCTCCAGCGCGTTGACGCGCACCTCCAGCGTGGCAAGCCCGACCTGCTCGGTCGTGGCGGGTGCCGGGGGGAACACGTTCATTTCGGGCACTGCCCGGCGGCATCGATCAGCCGCGCTTCCAGCAACGCCTCACGCCGGAACCGCGCCGCCAGATAGCCCAGCGTCGCGGGCAGCGCCGCGATCTGCACGTCCGCCCCTGCCACGATGCGCGGGGGCAGTGGCGCGGTCACCTCGGCGGGGCATTCCCGCCGGATGTCGGTGTGCGTCACCATGATGGGATCAGGGCTGCGCGGCGGCGGGCTCGCCACCGAGCGCCCGCAGGCACCCAGCATCGCAAAGCACGCGACCGTCATCCAGGCGCGGGGCGGCATCGATCGTGCGGTCATCATGGGCTTTCCTGTCGGCCTGGTCGGTCGCGCGCAGCTCGGCGCGGGCAAGGGCGGCGTCGCTGTCCTGGCGGATGCGGGCGATCTGCTCGCGGGCGTCGGCGAGGTTGGCCTGCGCGGCGTCCAGCGCGGCCTGGCCGCGCTTGACCTGCTCGCCGCACACGGCCCGAATCGCATAGAGGTCGGATGCCTTGATCGCCGCCTCGCATTGCTGCGCGGCCCATGCCTGGCGCACGCGCAGCACGATGTCGGGCGCGCAGGAATCGAGCACCGAACCCGGCGTCTTCGAAGCCATGACACAGGCGGCGGCATCGTGCCGCAGCGCCTTGACCAGCGCCGCCTGGCGAAACCGATCGGCCGCCGCCCAGATCAGCGCCGTGCCGGCGATGCCCGCGACGATGCGCGGCCAGATGCTCACAGCACACCCAGCGTGGCGGCGCGCTTCTGCCAGCCGTTGAGCCATTTGCGCTGCGAAGGATCGGCGGCGGCGATCGCACGATAGCGTTCGTCGGCGGCGAGGCGATAGGCGGCGAGGAGCGCGGGAACGCCGATCGACGGCAGCTTGAGCGCCCAGTCGAGCGCCGCGCGCGTCGCGGTCCCGATCGCGCCGTCATCCTTCAGCGGCGCCGGGCATCCCGCGACATGCGCCACCCGCGCGGTGCATTTGTTGATCGCCCGCTGCAACAGCTTCTTCGCGGCGCCGAGCCCGCCATTGACGGCCTGGTCGAACATCGCCTCGCCCAGCCCGAGCGGATAGGCGTCGCACCCCAGGCGGTTCCAGAAGCACCGCTGGAACAGCATTTTCGCGTCGATCGGCTTGAGCAGGCGAATGTCGGCGCCGTCCAGGTCGCCGTCCATGTCGAGGTCGAAATCGGCGATCCCGTCGCCGTCGAGGTCGATCAGCCCCTCGGCGCGAAGGAACCGAAGCGACACGCCGAGATTTGTCTCGCCGCCGCGATCGTCGGGATCGTTCGAATGCCCGCCCTCGATCGGCGCCACCTTGCGGTACGCGGCCAGATAGCGGGCGCCGAACGCCTGCACGGTGATGGTGTCGGTGGAGTTGCCCATGGGAAGTCTATGGGCTGGAGCAGGGTCGCTCCCTTACCTGAACTAATTCAGGGCTACCGCGATCGGCGACGCTATCCGAACAGCCTGCCTTGAAGGTCCTCGGCTTCCTGTTGCGCCGCGTGCTGCTCCAGCATCTTGTAGATCCACCGCTCGGTATAGTCGAACGCGATTGCGACATCGGCGATCGTCATGCCTTCGGGGCGGTTTAGCGCCGTCTGCAACGCCCTTTCACGCCGATAATGCGCTTTTGGCAAGTCGAACGTCGCACCGGCATGTTTCGCGGCGAGCAGCGACGCCGCCTTGGCGCCGATCGCCACGGCGATGGGATGATGCACCCCGATCGCGCGCGGCACGAAAATGCGGGTGCCGCCCAGCATTTCGATAAGCTTCTCGGTCGCCGCCCAGCCGATGTCGGCGGCGAGCTGTTCCTCCAGCTCGCCCCACGCCTCCAGCTTGCGGCGCCGCATGTTCACGGACGATCGGCCCAGGCCGGGCGGTGCGGCGGCACGGCGGGTTCGATCTCGACCGGCGCCAGCGGCAACGCGGTGGCGCAACGCACGCACTCCGCCGATTGCCGCCCGACGATCCAATGCCCCTTGCCGCAACCGGGGCACAGCGTGCCGGTGCGGTACAGCGGGCGATAGCCGCGCCGGTCGAGGTTGAGCGCGGCCATCATGCCCGTGCGGCCCGCAGGAGCTTGCCCAACTCGCTCGCTGCCTCGTCCAGTTCTGCCGGGGTCGCCTCAACGTTGCAGGCCAGGGCAGTCGTCGCCACGCCAACGCCCAGCTTCTCCAGCTTCATCCGGATCGCGCGGATCAGCCACCTCTTGAGGGCCTTGGTCTGGTCCTCTGTCGGCACTCCGGACAGGTCCATGTGCCACCCTTCACGGGCGCCCATCGCCTTCAGCGCCTCGATCAGCTTGTATCCCTGCGACTGGTCGGCCCATTGCATCCGCTCGCATTTGAGCATCTTGCGCGCCATTTTCTCCAGCGCCGCCTCGCTCGGATCGTCGATCGCGCCGAGGTGATAGAGCGAAATCCACAACGCCCGCGCCTTGGCGGCGACGGCATGGTCGGCGGGCCGGGTCTTGCCTGCGCGGCCCTTGGGCGCCGCCTGCACCCACCCGCGCGCCTTGAACCGCTCGATCACCGCGACCAGCTGGCCCTCGCTGCACTCCCGCGCGCTGCGCTTGCCGGTGACTTCCACCAGCACCGCGCGATAATCCTCGTCGGACAGCTTCAGGTCCTTCTGCGCGATCTTGACCTTGCCGATCAGCTTGTTGCGAAGGGGCGAGGAAGGCAGCGCGGCCACAGCCGCCACGCGCTTGCGCCCCGGCATGTCGACGACACCCGCGACGCGCCCGCGCCCCCAGATACGTTCCGCGCTCATGCTGCGATCCATTCGAATTCGGCGACAAGCCGGTCGGTGAGCGCTCGGAAGGCGGGGTCGATCGGCCGCATGTTCTCGGCGCGCCTGATCTGGCTAAGCACGGTCGAATGGTCGCGATTGCCCGTCCGGCGCCCGATTTCGCTGGGCGACCGCCCCAGGCGCTTCGCGACCCAGGCTACCGCCCGCCGCGCCCGCGCCAGCCTCGGGCCGCGTGCGGCACCCACGATCTCGGAGTGCGGCACCCCCATTTCGAAGGCGACGCGCGCGATTACCTCCTCGACCTCGGGAATCGCGGGCACCGCTAGGCATCCCGAATCCGCAACGAGCCGGCGCAGACGCGCCCGAGCGGCGGCATCCGGTGCACCGTCCAATATGATGGCGACGATGCGCGGGCTCCGTGCCTGCTGTAGCCCGCTCATGCCGCTGCCCCCCGCACATAGCTGGTCGAACGCACCTGGAGCGCGTCGCGGAAATGCTGGTCGGCGACGACGGTGTCCTCGCCGATCGCCAGCTTGTGCGCCAGCTCGATCACCTTCTGGATTTCGCGCAGCCCGCCCGAATCGCGCGCCAGCGCGCGCCGCGACAACAGCTGGCGCACGTCGTCGCTCTCGATCCCGGCATTGTCGAGATAGACACTGACATCCTCGGGGCGCGGCATGTCCTGGTGATGATCCATCGCGATGCGGCTGCGCAGCCGGGCGTACTGGTGGCCGGTGGTGCCATGGCCATAGATGCGGCGGTACAGCTCCTCGTTGCCGAGCAGCGCGATCCCGCCCCCCGAAATATCGTGCCAGTTCCGCAGCACTTCGATCGCGGGCAGGTCGAGGTGATTGGCCTCGTCGACCAGCAACAGCCCCTGGCGATCCTGCATATGCTCCTTGATCTGCACCGATCGCGCGTCCGTCCGCCCGTTGACCGGCGAAATCCGCATGGCGCGCAGCACCTCGGCGATCATCGCGGTCGGGGTGCGCGTCGTTTCGTCCATCGTCGCCAGCCAGACGTTCGACATGCCCTTGCGATAATGCTCGGCGGTCATCGTCTTGCCGGTGCCGGGGCCGGTCGCGATCAGCACCAGCCCACCGTCCTGCGCCTGCTCCAAAATGCTCAGGATGCGCCGTGCCGTCTTGGTCTCCAGGAACGTCGGCTTGTTGAGCAACGTGCGAACCCGCGCCTGCTGGCTCTCGACTTTCTGGCGGAACATGTAGATTTTGCGGGCGATATTATCGATATTGCCCTTGTAGACACCCAGCCCGACAGGATTGAGCGTGCCCGCCGGAATGCCGCTGACCCGCGCCAGTCCGGCCCAGCTCATATTCTTGACCTGGCGATATTCCTTGATCCACTCGATCATTTCGGTGGCGTCGATCGGTACGTCTTCCGGATTGTTCATGCCCTGATCCTCCTTGGATTATTGGACCGACCGCAGCTTCGTTCGCGCGGCGGCGAGGCGGTCGATGATGTCGAGGTTCGCTTGTTCGACGGCGGCGAGCTGCTGGCGCTGGGTCACCGGCTTGATCTGCGCCACGGTGTGGCCGCGGTGGCGCACGGGGCGCACCACGCCGGCTTGCGGAGCCGGGGTCTCGTCTTCGTAATCGGGCAGCATCGCGGCCAGATCGGCGGCGTCGAGCAGCTGCTCGGCCTTCGCCATGTCGCGGACCTTGCGCTTGTAATCGGCTTCCAGCTTGGCCCGCGCCTTCGCGCCCGCCTTGTCGAAAAACCCGACCGGCGCGTAAACCGGCACGGTCGCAATGAATTCACCGGCCTGGGTATAGACCTGAATCTCGGAGTGCAGGTTGTCCGGGTCGAACCGGATCGTCAGCAGCTCGCCATGATGCGCGCTCAGCTCCGCCGACCAGTAGCGGTTGCCCTCCAGCACGATCTCACCCGTCTTGCGATGGCACCGCACGCTCTCGGCCGACAGCATGGCCAGCCGCACCTGCTCATCGGTCGCCTTGCCGATCGGGGCGGTCGCATAGCTTTCGCGGAACACCGCTCCGAAGCTGCTCCCGTTCGCCGTCTCGGTCCGGCGACCCTCGCGGGCGTTGTGCGCGGCGATGCCGCGCGCCACGACCTCGCGGAACACCTCGATCGGAATCGCCTTCTCGCCGTAATTCTCGGGCTTGGCGTCGGGCTTGTTGCCCGTATATGCACCCGCGAACGCCGGATGCTTGGCGATCGACTGGCAAAAATCGCGGAAACCCCGCTCGATCGGCTTGGACTGGCCGCGAAACGGCAACGCCCAATGGATCGCGATTCCCAGCGCGACCAGCACGCCGGTCGGGTCGGTGTCGCGAATCTTGAACCGATACCGGCTCTTCGCACCGCCGGTGAGTTCCTTGCTGGCAAAGGCGCGGCCATTGTCGAGCACGCACGCCTTGGGAATACCCCAGTCGCGGAACAGGTCGGCAAACACCAGCCGGGTGCTCAGCGCGCTTTCGCTCTCGTCGATCCGCCACGACAGGAACATGCGGCTGTACAGGTCCTGGATCGCCACCATCAGCGGGCGCCCGATCCGTCCATCCGGCCAGCGCACGAACACGTCGAACTTGTGCCCGTCGATATTGACCGCCTCCAGCGCGTGGAGGTCGCGCACGCTGCGGGTCTGCGGCGGCAGCGTCTGGCGCAGCGCGTCGGCGCCCTTGCGGCGCAGGATCACGACGCGCGGATCGATCTCGCGTTGCAGCCTGCGCGTCAGCGCCTTCAGCGACGGCATCGGCGCATCGATCGTGCCCGCATATTCGGTGGTCCGGCGATAGCAATCGGCATAGGTCGGCGCTTCGGGGCGCAGATAATCCGACTTGAAATACTCCCAGAGGCGATCGTCCATTTCGGCTTCCTTGCCCCCGCACGCCTTGCCCGGCGCCAGGATCGGTAGCCGGTCGGAGTGCGGGATGCCCTGGATGCGGGTCAGCCAGTCCCACAGCGTCGACGCGCCCACGCCGCGCTGGCCCGCCACGCTGGCAACCGCCGCGCTGCGCGTCAGCCCGACGCTCTCATAGGTTTCGACCAGCGCGATGATCGCCATGCGCCGCTCGGCCTCGGCCTTGGTCTTGTCGGTCTGCGCGGCGTACCAGCGCCACTTCGCGGCACTCCCGGTCTCGGGCGCGCTCGACACGTCGGCGACCACCCCCACGCCCCGCGCGACCAGCGCCGATCGCGCGGCGGCGGGCAGCGCGGACAGGTGATATTCCAGCCCGCCGCCCTTGGCCCCCATCCGGGGCCGCGCCAGCGGTGCGCCGGTCGCGCTGACCTTCAACGCCCAGACTTCGTCCCTGGCGCGCTGGTTGATCTTGTTCCGCGCGGTCGACAGGCCCGGCAACGCCAGCTCGGCCAGCTCCGACGCGGTGAACCACTCTTTTCCCCCGCCCAATTTCACCGATGTCCGTCCCTTCGCACCATGTGGCGCAGTGTCTTGATCTTGATTTTCAGCCGTTCGGCCTCGGCCTCGGCGCGGCCCAGCTCGGCGGCGACGATCTGCGATCCCCACGAGATTTCACCGCCCAGCCGCGCGACCGCTTCTTCGATCAGCGCCCGGCTTCCGGTGACCGCCGCCAGCGCGATGGCGCGCGCAAAGCTGATATTGTGGCTGTCGCGCCCCGGCGACGCATAGGCATCCAGCATCCAGCGCGAGACTTCCTCGCAAAGCGACGCGCTCAGTGCCCCGGCAATCTCCTCGCGGCTGCGCGGATCGTCCTTCAGCATCTGCGCGACCTCGGTCGCCACCCACGCATCCGCACCCGCAAACCCTCCCGGCCTGCCCACCGGCCTCTCGGCGGCGAACAGGTCGATCTGGCGAGGATCGGGGGCGGCGCGGCGGGACATCAGGCGCGCGGCTCCCAGCGGATCACGACGCCGCCAAAGGACTCGGCCCCATGATGCCGCAGCCAGAAATCAGCCATGCGGTCGGCAGCCAGGCCATCCGGCTCCGCGCCGCCGCCGAATCCGTCTGCGATCGCGAACGCTTCGATTTCATCGCGATCGAGGTCGCGCCCTTCGATCGAGATAAAGAGCGGCTGAAGCGCCCCGTGCGCGATCAGGATGTGGCGCAGATCGACGCACACCGGGTCGACCGCAAGCAGCTTGCGGCAGGATCGAGTCCGCATGCTCGTGTAGAGCTGGAGCGCTTCGCCCGGCCTCGCGTGGCGCTTGCGAAAGGCACGCACCGTCTGCCGCTTCGCCAGACTGGCAACGGCCTCGGCGAACATCGGCGCGAAGGAATAGGCGACCATCAGTCAAGCCGCCCGTTGTAGCGCCCGAACGCGAGCGTCATCGTCCAGCGGCCCCAGGTCGCGGTGAACTCCCGGCCCTCGAATTCGCCGCCGTCATCGCAGCCGCACCATTCGTAGGACTCGAAGCGGGGAAGCCAGCGCATCACGCCGCATCCTCCCCGCAAAACCCCATGCCCTCGGCGATCCGCACCACGTCCGCGCGCGTGAACTCGCCCCGGTGCGTCGAGACCGTGAACATGCCCGTGGGCACCGCGGCGGCGCTCAGCACGCGCACCACGGCAACGCCCCGCTGGCGCAGCCATGCGCGCGCCGCCTCGCTCCGCGCGATCTCGCGCTCGGCCCAGCTCACCGGCGCCGGCTTGCGCGCCTGGCCCGGCTCGGCGCGCAGATAGGCCACCGGCTTCGCGGCGCGCATCGCCACCTCCCAGGGATCGGAATTCACCGCCTCCAGCATCCGCAGGAACTGGGCGACGCGCGGCGGCGTCAGCGCATCGGGCGCCCGGCGCAGGTTGGAACCGCCGCTCATGCCCCGCGCTCCTGGCCGCAGGTCGGGCAGCGCGGTGCGTACTTCAACGGCGGGTAAAGAGCGTCGAACTCGGCCCGGTGCTCAGCGCGCCACCGCCGCGCCCATGCCAGCGCCTCGCGGTGCTCCTGTCGGCTGATCCGCTGGACTCTCGTCCTCAACATCGCACGCATCGCTCAATCCTCCTGATCGTCGCGCTCGCCCAGGAGCGCGCAGTTGCGGTGATAGGTCTGGGTCGATCGGTCGGCGGCGACCGGCGCCGCGCGGGTGCGAATCGCCTCGATCCGGCGCCGACGCTCGGCGATCCGCTCCAGCGACAGCCGCGTGTCGGCCTCGGTCATCGTGATCCCGTCGCGCAGCGCCCGCTCGAAGCGCAGGCGGCATGCGCGCAGCCGGTCGGCCTCGGGCACCCGCGCCGCCATCACCGGCGCCACGTCGAGTGCAGCATGTCGCGCACCATTTGGTACACCTGCATGTACGCCCGCCGGCTTGCGATCGTCGGCTCTTCGTGGAGCCACCGCGCGCGTTCCTGTAGCGAGCGCAGCACGCCCGGCGGGATCAGCCCCCAATGATGCCCGCAAAACCCGTCATGCACCGCCGCGTCCCGGCATCCGAACGCGCCGCAATCCCCGCCATCGCTCGCGCCCCGCCGCTCGGCCACCGGCCATTCGCCGCGCCGTTTCAGCTCGGCGCACAATGCGGCGCTGTCCACCACGCGCAGGTCGCTGCCCGGCAGCTCGATCCCCCGCGTCATGCCTGGCTTGCGCTGCAGATAGCCCTGCGCCGCCAGCGCCTCGACGATCCGGCGCGCGCCCGGCTCGGACACCCCGACTTGCTCGGCGATTTCCTTGAGGGTCGGGGCGAACCCCGCCTTGGTGATGCGCTCCCGGACGAAGTCCAGCGCCTGACTCTGGTTCGGCGTCATTCGAACGCCCCCGTCGCAATCCCGATCGCCAGCAGGACGATCGGCACGAAAAACGCGCCGCCCAACACGAACGCGAACACCAGGTCGCCGACGCTGATCTGCACGCGCACCGGGTCGGGCCGCGAAGCCACACGGATTTTCATGCCTGCTCTCCCGCTTGCGCCAGCCGCCGCCGCGCCGCGCGCACCCACGCGGCGATGACGCCCGCGGTGCACGAGGTGCAGGTCGCGGCGATGCCGGCGATGTTGAGGTGATGGGTCCCGTTGACGAAATGGAGCGTGGCGCCGTGCTGCTCGGCCAGTTCGGCCCACACCCGCGCCGTATCGACCCGGCCCGCCGCGCGCCGCACGATCAGCGCCAGGATCGTGCGGAGCTGCTCGGCCTGCGCCGGGTTAAGCGGCACGATCCGGGGGCGCAGCCGCTTCATGCCGCACCCCGCGCGGCAACGACGCGCACAACGTTCGCCCGGTGTGCCTTGCGCCGCGCCTCGCTGTAATTGGGCGCGAGGAACGGATAGTCGAGCGGCAGCTTCCACCGCACGAGATACTCGGCGCGCGTCAGGATATGCGCCGTGCGAAGGTGCAGGCTAAGGTGCTGGACCTTCTCGCCGCACTCCAGGCAAACCATGTAATCCGGCTTGCACGATTGCCGGATCGGCACGGCGGGTGTGAGCGGATTTACCTCTGCGTCAGCAGCTCCCGCAGATACGCTTGATCGTCCCGCCAACGGCGCACCGTGCGCGGATGTACCTTCGCCCTTTGCGCCGCGAGGATGTCGCTGGCGTCCCGCGTCAGCCCCGCCCGCCAGAACAGATCGCTCATCGCGACCCAACCCAGCTTCTCGGCTGCTTGAACGCGCCGATTCAAACCCGAGGTCATTCTCTTCCCCATCGCTCTCGGCGCCAGCGCGCAGCATCGGCGCCAGCAACTGCCGCGCCTCAGCCGGAATAAGATCATGGAATTGCGGAGACTGGAACAACCCCAGTCGCTCCGACACGCCCATGCGCTTTAGGGTGCCGATGATCGTCGCAAAGCGCTTGTCCGCCGGGTCGACAGCCGCGCTGTCCCCCGAAAGCCGCGCCCGCGCATCGCTCACCGTCTTGACCAGCGGCACGCCATCATTGCCGACCAGCGCCAGCATATCGACCACCGCCGCCTGCTCGCCCGGCTCCAGCTTCGCCAGTGCCTTCAGCTGCGCCGCATTCCCCGCAACCGGGTGCCGCACGGCGCGCAGCCGGGCGATCAAAGAGGGGGCTAAACGGCGGTAAAGGTAGAGGTCGTTGCGGACGGTGCGCTCGGAAAGCCCGAGCTGCTCGCCAACTTCGGCGCTCCATCCATATACAACGGCAACCGTTGCCGTTGTATCGGCAGCCTCTTCCTTCAGAGCCTTCTGCCAGCGCACCTGCACCGACGCCGACCGTCCATCCTTGGTCGGGTCGATCCCGCGCGACACCTTATGCAGCGTCACCAACTCGGCGAGAAACGCGGCGCGGTCGATTGGCTCCAGCTCACGTCGCCACAGATTCTCGGTGACTTCGCGCATCCGCCGATGCGCCTCGCTGCCCGACACGATCCGCGCCTCGATCAGCTCCATGCCGACCATGCCGGCACCCCGAAGCCGATGCCCGCCCGCCACCAGCAGCCAGCCCGGCTTACCCGCCTCGGCGCAAATCTCGATCGGGGTCTGCTGGCCCTCCTTGGCCATGATCCCGCCCAGCGCCTCGGCCCAGACCGGATCGATAGGCCGAAGCCGCTCGCCCTCGCGCACGTCGGCAACGCCGACCAGCACGATCTCGCCCGCGGGGATGGGCTCGGGCACGTCGTTTGCGGCTGCGGCGACCATGTCTAGCGCGCCTCCGCACTTTGACGATGCGCGCGGCACTCGTTGCTGCTATCCGATTTGTCGGACTGACGGGCCATCTCGGGAGGCAGAACTTTGGCAAAGGCGTCGCTGACGCTCTTATTCGTGCGACCGCGAAGGACGTCCGATGCGGACTTCCGGGGCAGATCAAACGCATCCTCGAACCGGAAGACCGATCCGTACCGCGTGCGAATCGCGGCCTTCACGTTCTCCCGCCACTCGCGTTCGTCTTGTGTAAGCGCCATATGTCCAATCCGCTAAATCGGTCCGAGTTATCGGATATATCATCCGACAAACCGGATCAATCCGGTTTCTCGGTTGTTGACCTTATTTCTCGCGTGGACTCGGCGCTAAAAGGTCGGACTGATGCGTGGCTCAGCCGAAAAAGCGGAATTTCCAGCAGCGCGCTCAGCGACATGCGGAAAAAATTCACCACCCCGCGCGCCGATAATGCGATCAAGATGGCGCGGGCTCTGGAGGTCAGCCTGGAGTGGCTGTTAACCGGCACCGAAGGTGGCGGGGGTGACAAGGGCGCTTCGGATGACCTTGATCTTGTCCCGGTGCATGAGATCGATCTGGCCTACGGGATGGGCGGGACCTATTCGGACTCGGAGCACGTTCAGGCGGAAGTGCTGCACTTCCCTCGCCCTTGGCTGGAGCGGATCACCCGCACGCCGCCATCGCAGCTCACCTTCGCACGGGGCCGCGGCGATTCGATGGTGCCCACTCTGATGGATGGCGACATCATCCTGATCGACCGCTCGCAACGCACCATCCACGAACAGGACGCGATCTGGGCGCTCAACGTCGGGCACATCGCCATGATCAAACGCATCCGCATCATGCGCGACACGATCACGATACTGTCCGATAATGATCGCGTGCCCGATGCCGTGGCGAGCGAAGACGAAGTGAACATCGTGGGGCGTGTGATATTCATCGGGCGGAAACTCTGACGATCCTTGGGGGAAACCATGGCTGACAGGTGGCAAGTCGCGGCATCAGACGCAGGGCGCACCCGCTGCCCGCGCTGCGACGAAGAAATCAGCGCCCGCGCGCGGACCTGCCCACATTGTCGCACCGATCTGGAGGCGATGCGTCTCGCCAGGGCGCGCAACATCGTCATCGGCACCATCGTGTTCTTCCTGGTGATTTTCTGGTTGCTCTCAGACGGCACGCCAGCGGCGAAGGAAGAGACTTTCCCGGTCGCAAAAGAGGCGCCCGATCCTGCAAAGGTCGCGCAGGCCGAACAGGAGGCGGCAGAGGAAAAGGTAAAAGGGTTCCACTGTCTGAGCAGTTGGGACGGCTCGAACCGCGACCTGATCAAGCAGATCAAGGCGAAGCTGGGCGACCCCGACAGCTTCTCGCACACCGAAACGACGATCGCGCCGGTAAATGACGTGGGCAACCACATCCTACGCATGGATTTCCGCGCCGCCAACGCGCTGGGCGGCAAGAGCATCTTCACCGCCTGGGCACGCATCGATCACGAGACCTGCAAGGCCGATATCATCTCGATCAAGAACCCCGAAGGCTTCAGCGCCGAGTAGGCCGCCCCGCGCAGAAAACGGTCCCAGTTAGGAAGCGCCGGCACCGCCCCGTTTCGTCGGCGCCGAGCCGGGAAACCCCAGCATTTCCGCCATTTTCGTCGGCCCCCGGCCCACGGCGCTAACTGAGACTCCTCGGGGTCCCAGTTCCCGCAACAAAATTACGCTCCCAACGCCCGCGCCCGCGCCTTAGTCGCGCCTAAACCCACGCTTTTCCGCCGCTAAGGCGCTCTAAAGGGCACTTTCACGCAAAGCCCCCGCGCGCGCCCAGACTCCAGCCCGACCTGTCCCAACGTCGTCTAGGAGCCCAATGACTCTAGACAGTGGCCAAACCGCGCCCCGCGCCCCGCGGCAACCCAAAACCCACGCATTTCCGCCACTCGTCCCACCTAATCCCGCCCAATGCCGCCTTATCCCGGCACTCCCGCCCTCAGTGTCCCCTCACAGGCACCCAGGTGCTGCGGCCCGTTCGCTTTTGGGCTCGCGGACCGGCGGGAGGATCGAATGGACAAGCCGAAACGCATGCGCATCCACTGGACGGCGGAGATGCGCGACGCCTTTTTCGACACGCTCGCTGCCACCTGCAACGTCAGCGAAGCCGCGCGGGCGGCGGGGGTTGCTTCGCAGGCGGTGTATATCCAGCGGCGGCGCGACCCGGGTTTCGCCGTCGAATGGGACAAGGCGCTGAAGCTCGGCTACCAGATGCTGGAGACGCAGCTTGTCGCGCACGCGCTGGCGGGCAAGGGACAGGACGACGCGCTGGAGCGGGCCGGGCTGCCGCCGATCGACACGCTGTTGGCGCAGTCGGTCCTCGAGCGGCACCGCAAGGCGATGGAGGGCGTGCCGTATCGCGGCGGCCCGAAGCCGCGGATCGCCACGGTCCAGGAAACCAATGCGGCGTTGTTGAAGCAGATCGACGCCGCCGAGAAGCGTGTGCGCAAGGCCGCGCCATGAGCACGCGCGCCGAGGATGCAGACATCCTTGCCCGGCTGCTGGCGCTACCCCGCTTCGAACGGGTGAAGGTGATCGCCCGGATGACCGAGCCGCAGCGGCGCGAGCTGGCGTCGCGATGGTGGATGTGGGCGCATGAGGGGCAGGCATGGCCGGAGGGCGAATGGCGGGTTTGGATGATCCGCGCCGGTCGCGGCTTCGGCAAGACGCGCGCCGGCGCCGAATGGGTGATGCACATTGCCCGGACCCAACCCGATGCGCTGATCGCGCTGGTGGGATCGACAGTGGAGGATGTGCGCCGGGTGATGGTGGAAGGCCCGGCGGGGGTAATGGGGATTGCCCGGCTGGACGAGCGCCCCCGCTGGCGATCGGCGGCGGGCGAGATCGATTTCGCCTCGGGTGCGCGGGGCTTCGTGTTTTCAGCGGAAGCGCCCGAAAAGCTGCGCGGGCCGCAGCATCACGCCGCCTGGTGCGACGAACTGGGCAAGTGGCGCGCGGGCGGAGACGCCGCGTGGGACAATCTGATGCTGGGGCTGCGGCTTGGGAGCACGCCCCGGACCCTGGTGACCACGACGCCGCGCCCGGTGAAGCTGATGCGGCGGGTGATGGCGATGGACGGCTTTACCGAGACGCGGGGGCGCACGCGCGACAATCCGCATTTGCCCGCCAGTTTCGTGGCGGCGATGGTCGCCGATTATGCGGGCACGCGGCTGGGGCGGCAGGAACTGGAGGGCGAGATGATCGACGACCTGCTCGGCGCGCTGTGGACGCGATCGATGATCGAGCAATGCCGGGTGACGGCGATGCCGGGGATGGCGCGCGTGGTGGTGGGGGTGGACCCGCCCGCGAGCGCGGGGGGCGATGCGTGCGGCATCGTGTGCGTCGGGCTGGGCGAGGACGGCAAGGCCTATGTCCTCGAGGATGCGAGCGCGGGAGGACTGTCGCCCGAGGGCTGGGCGGCGACGGTGGCGGCATGCGCTCGGCGGCACCGCGCCGATCGGGTGGTGGCCGAGCGCAACCAGGGCGGCGACATGGTGCGCAGCGTCCTGATCGCCGCGAACAGCACGCTGCCTGTGCGGCTGGTCCATGCCAGCAAGGGCAAGAGCGCGCGGGCCGAGCCGGTGGCGGCGCTGTATGAAGTGGGGAAGGTGCGCCATGTCGGCGCCTACCCCGCGCTGGAGGACGAGATGTGCGGGCTGACCATCGCGGGCTATCACGGGCCGGGCGGATCGCCGGATCGGGCCGATGCGCTGGTATGGGCGCTGACCGAACTGATGCTGCGGCGCGCGGCGGGGGCGGCGGTGCGGGTGGTTTGAGGGGGGCGTGGGGCGAGCTTAGGATGGCTTCGCTGCGCTCGCCAACCCACCCCTAACCCCTCCCTAGAAGGGAGGGGAATTCGTTTCGTCTCGGGCGCGTGGTTTGAGGCTAGCGTAGACGTGGATTCCTGATTCTCCCCTCCCTGGAAGGGAGGGGTTGGGGGTGGGTGCCGCCGAGGCACTCGGCGGCTTCGCTCAAGATATGGGCGACGGCACCGTCCGGGTTCGAGAGGACGTCGGAATTCCACAGGCGGATGACGTTCCAGCCCTTGGCGCGCAGATATTCCGACCGTCGCTCATCCTGGGCCGCGGCGTCGAGATGCTGGCTTCCGTCGAACTCGACTGCGAGCCGGGCTTCGCGACAGGCCAGGTCGTTGATGAACGGCGCCTCGACGAGCTGGCGGGTGAAGCGTGGCCGGTAGCGGGATAGGCGTTGCCAGACCAGCAGCTCGGCGGGCGTCGGGTTGTTGCGAAGCTCGCGGGCACGGGTGGTCAGGAGCAAAGGGATGCGGCGTTGCATGGGGTGAGCTTAGGATGGCTTCGCTTCGCTCGCCAACCCACCCCAGTGCCGGGTGAACAGCGCCCCGCGCTGTTCAGGCCATGCCGGGGGCATGGCCGACCCGACACTCCCTCCCTTACAGGGAGGGGAGCGCATGGTCGCCACGCTTGCCTATCGGGGCCGGGGCGGGGCAAGGCGGGGATTCCTGGGAGATGCCGTTATGACGCCGCGCGAATTGATCGATACTGCCGAGGTGCCGGGGGGCGATCCGTTGCGGCTGTTTCGGCGGGGGGGGGATCATATGATCGTGCTCGACCGCAACGAATTGATGAACAGCCGGATGAGCGGGTCGGAGGAAGCGCTGGCGACGCTGACGATCGAGCGGGTGGCGAAGCATCATCCGCATCTGTTGATCGGCGGCTATGGCATGGGGTTCACGCTGCGCGCGGCGCTGGCGATGCTGGGGGCGAATGCGCGGGTGACGGTGAGCGAGCTGGTGCCCAAGATATTGGAGTGGGCGCGCGGGCCGATGGCCGAGCTGACTGCCGGGTGCCTGGACGACCGCCGAGTCGAGGTCGTGATCGAGGATGTCGGGGCGATGATCGCGCGGGCGCGGGGGACGTATGACGCGATCCTGCTCGATGTGGACAATGGGCCGGACGGGCTGACGCGCGCGGGCAATGACGGGCTGTATTCGGATCGCGGGCTGGCGGCGGCGCGCGGGGCGTTGAAGCCCGGCGGCTTCCTGGCGGTGTGGTCGGCGGGGCCCGACGCGAAATTCGCGCGGCGGATGCGCGATGCCGATTTCCGCGTCGAGGAAGTGGCCGTGAAGGCGCGCAGCAACGGCAAGGGGCCGCGGCATGTGATCTGGTTTGGGCAGAAGCGGTAGGTTTGGGGCGTTCGGCGCGTTCCGCATTACCTTCTTAATCCCCCTTTCGCTTGCGGGAGGGGCTGCACCTTTGCAGCGCTTCTTCTACTTCAGGCCCTCCCCCGACCCCTCCCGCAAGCGGGAGGGGAGCGCTGAGTTTTAAGCGGCAGGGCGCGATTGCGGGTGATGTGATGGCCTGGCTCCACGGGGCTGGCCCGACGACCTAATTCCATGAGGAGACGGCAATGAACTGGTTCGGGCGCAAGGCGGCCGGGCGTGCAGACGCGCGTCCGTCGCTGGCGCGGGGTGCGAGCGTGGGGATGCACGGCGATTGGCCGCGCAGCTACGAGGCGCAGGTCCGCGAGGGATATTGCCACAATGCCGTGGCGCAGCGCGCGGTGAAGCTGGTCGCGGAGGGCGTGGGCAGCGCGCCGCTGACCGCGAGCGATCCGCGCATCGTGGCGCTGGCGACCACGCGATCGGGGGGGCAGGTGCTGACCGAAGTGCTGGCGGCGCAATTGCTGCTGCACGGCAATGCCTATGTCCAGCTGCTGACCGACAGCGGCGGCGAGGTGGTCGAGCTGTTCGCGTTGCGCCCCGAGCGAGTCGAGGTGGAGCCTGATGCGCGCGGATGGCCGGTGGCGTATCGATACCGGGTGGGGGCGAGCGTGACGCGGCTGGCGGCGGAGGATGCAGGCGGGCGGCCCGCGGTGATCCACCTCAAGGCGTTTCACCCGCTCGACGACCATTATGGCATCGGGTGCCTGGGCGCGGCGGCGGGGGCGATTGCGATCCACAATGCCGCCGCGCGCTGGAACAAGGCATTGCTCGACAATGCGGCGCGGCCGAGCGGGGCGCTGGTCTATGACAATGGCGACGGCGCAGCGCTTTCGCCCGCGCAGTTCGACCGGTTGAAGGCCGAGATGGAGGCGGGGTTTGCGGGCGCCGCCAATGCCGGGCGGCCGATGCTGCTGGAAGGCGGGCTGAAATGGCAGGCGATGAGCCTGAGCCCCGCCGACATGGATTTTGTCGGGCTGAAGGCCGCGGCGGCGCGCGAGATCGCGCTGGCGTTCGGGGTGCCGCCGATGCTGATGGGGCTGCCCGGCGACAATAGCTACGCCAATTACCGCGAGGCGAATCGCGCGCTTTGGCGGCTGGCGGTGCTGCCGGTGGCGGAGACGATCCTGACGGGGATCGCGCAGGGGCTGACGGGGTGGTTTCCGCAGGCGGCGCTGGCGGTCGATCTCGACCGGGTGCCGGCGATGGCCGAGGACCGCGAGCAATTATGGCGGCTGGTGAGCGGCGCCGATTTCCTGACGCTGGAAGAGAAACGCGCGAAAGTGGGGCTGTGATGAGCGACGAACTGGTGCTGGCGCAGCTGATCGAGCAGGCCGAGGGCGATGGCGCCGACCTGGCGACGCTGCGCGCGATTGCGGAAGAGGCGGGCGAGCTGGGCGCGACGCGGGCGCTGGCGCGGCTGGGGCTGGCGGATGCGGGGGCGGCGAAGGACATGGCCGAGCTGCGCGAGCTGCTGGGGGCGTGGCGCGATGCGAAGCGGTCGGCGCTGAAGGGGGCGTTCCAATGGGCGGGGCGGATGCTGGCGGCGCTGGTGCTGGTCGGGCTGGCGGTCAAGCTGGGGTTTCCGGGGTGGCTGAAGTGAGCGTGCGCTTTGCGGGCTATGCCGCGGTGTTCGACGCAGTGGATCGCGGGGGCGATGTGGTGCGGCGGGGGGCGTTTGCGGGGGCGGGGGCGGTGCCGCTGCTGTGGCAGCATGGCGGGGCGCCGGTGGGGCGAATCGAGACGCTGGGGGAGGACCGCCACGGGCTGCGCGTGGTGGCGCGGGTGGACGATCCGCGGCTGGCGGCGCTGGTGGCACAGCGCGCGGTGACCGGGCTGTCGTTCGGGTATCGGGTGACCGCGGCGCGGCACGGCGCGCGGCGCGAGATCACTGCGCTGACGCTGGTCGAAGTGAGCCTGGTCGCCAGCCCGATGCAGCCGCTGGCGCGCGTGCATGCTGTGGATTGTACAAGCGGCGCGGAAACTGCGAAAGCGGGGGCATGACCGACGAACCCGAATATCGCCCGCCCTCTGCATTCCTGTGCAGCCTGATCGACGACGAGCCGACGCTGGCCGGCGATGCGGAGGCGGATGCGCGCGCCGCGACGCTGATCGCGCTGACGCAGGATGCCGACCCTGCGAATCGCGACTGGGCGCTGATGCTGCTCGCCCAGTCCGAGCGCGACGACGATGCGACGCGCGCGGCGCTGGCGGCGGGGATGGACGACGACCATCGCGATGCCGCGGGCGAGGCGCTGATCGGCGTTGCGATCCGCGAGCCCGAGCGTGCGCTGCCGCGCGTGGCCGAATTGCTGGGCGAGGAGGGGATCGATTCGCTGACGATCGAGGCGGCGGCCTATGTTGCCGACCCGTCGCTGGTGCCGGCGCTCAAGGAGATTCGCGCCGAGCTGGGCGGGGACGATGATCTGTTCGACCAGATCCTCGACGAGGCGATCGACTGCTGCACGCGCGGGACTCCGCCCGAGCCGCTCTAACCCACCCTCTTTTCAACCGATTGCCAGGCCCGGCGGGACATCCCGACCGGGCCTTTTCTTTTGTCCTGGGAGAATGACATGATCGAAGTGAAAGCAGACGCGCTCGAGGCGAGCTTTGAAGCCGTGGAGCGGGCCGGGTTGCCGCCGGTACGGCCGATGCTGGCCGGCGGGCGTCCCGCAGTGGATGCCGGGTTCGATGCGTTCCTGCGCAGCGGCAGCGCGTTCGAGGCCAAGGCGATGTCGGGGGCGACCGACGCCGCGGGCGGCTATGCCGTGCCGCGCGAGATCGACGCGATGGTCGACGTGACGCTCAAGGCGATCTCGCCGATTCGTGCGATCGCCAATGTCGTGACGGTCGGCACCAGCGGGTATCGCAAGCTGGTCGCCAGCGGCGGCTTCAAGAGCGGCTGGGCGTCCGAGACCGGCGCGCGCGACGAGACCGATAGCCCGGTGTTCAACGAAGTCGCACCGCCGATGGGCGACCTGTTCGCCAACCCCGCCGCGAGCCAGGCGATGCTCGACGACGTGGCGTTCGACGTCGAGCAGTGGCTGGCGGGCGAAGTCGCGCGCGAATTCGCCGCCGCCGAGGGCGCCGCGTTCGTCAGCGGCAACGGCACCAGCAAGCCCAAGGGCTTCCTGGCGGTGCCGACCGCGGCGACCGGCGACGCGACGCGCGCGTTCGGGACGCTGCAATATGTGCCGAGCGGTGCGGCGGGCGCGTTCGCGGCCAATCCCGAGGAGAAGCTGATCGACCTGGTCCAGACGCTGCGCGCGCCGTACCGCCAGGGCGCGAGCTGGGTGATGAACTCGGCGACGCTGGCGCGCATCCGCAAGTTCAAGACCAGCGACGGGCAACTGCTATGGACCCCCGGACTGGCGGTGGGCCAGCCCGCGAGCCTGCTCGGCTATCCGGTGGTCGAGGCCGAGGACATGCCCGACATCGCCGCCAACAGCCTGTCGATCGCGTTCGGCAACTTCAAGGCGGGCTATCTGATCGCCGAGCGCGGCGAGACGCAGATCCTGCGCGATCCGTACAGCAACAAGCCGTTCGTCCACTTCTATGCCACCAAGCGCATCGGCGGGATGGTGAGCAATTCGGAGGCGATCAAGCTGCTGAAGTTCGCGGCGAGCTGACCCCCAACGGCCGCCGTTCGCGGCGGGCCCCTCCGCCATTCGCTGCGCGAATGGTCCCCCTCCCCGAGCAGGGCTCGGGGAGGATCTTTTCTGGAGACATTCCATGGCAGATTCCTTCGCCAACCTGGCGGATCACATTTCCGCGCCTGCGACGCGCACCGTCGCGGTGGTGCCGCACGATACCAACGCGCTGACCAACATTCCCAAGGCGCTATATGTCGGCACCGGCGGCAACATCGCGATGCGCGGAGTGAATGGCACGATCGACCAGAGCTGGAAGAACGTGCCGAGCGGCTGCATCCTGCCGTTTCGCGCGCAATATATCCGCGCCACCGGCACCACCGCCGCCGACCTGCTGGCGCTGTACTGATGATCGGGCTGGGGCTTTCGAGCTGGGAGGCGGCGGCGCGGATGCGCGGGGGGCCGCACGCGATGCTGGGGCCGGCGCTGCTCGGCTTCTGGGATGCCGAGCGCGTCGATCGGATGGCGCTGGCGGGGAACAACGTCACGAGTTGGACGGACCTGATAAACGGATACACAGTTTCGCAGGCGACCTCCGGGTTCAAGCCACTGTGGGAAAGCACGAGCTTTGGCGGGCGACCAGGAGTGCGGTTCGACGGCACCGACGACTATCTGGAGATGGCACCATCCCCGTTGCCCTCTGGTTCTGCGCCATATGAAGTTTGGGCTCTCGTCACGCAAACCGCGCTCGCGGCTGACGCTGGATCGAAAATGGCTTTCAGCTCGGGCGGAACCTCCGGGGCCTTATCTCGCCGCGTGCTGCGAGCACCTTCGGCTGGTGTAAACCGCGCTTCGATCACCGTACCCGATGGCACAAGCTTCGCAACGGTTCGTGATGATGTAACGGACTTTTCAGGGGGGCCTTTTATCTGCCGCAGCGTGTTCGCGGATGGCGCAAGTGCCCTGCAGGTCAACGGCGGTACGTCCGTAACCGGGACTGGTACGCTTGCCGGAACGACATCCAACCGTCTGCGGTTTGGGGCGTCATCGCCGACGACGGCCTCTAATTTTTGGCAAGGCCTGATTTCCGCAATCCTGGTCACAGACCCCTTGTCGGCGGCACAGGCCGCGCAATTGACGCGGTGGGGCAAGGATCGGGGGGCAATCGCATGAGCCGCGTGGTCTTGTTCGCGCAGGGCGAGGGCGCGCAGGCCGACGCCTATCTGGCATTCTGCACCGCGCACAACCCCGACCCGACCCCCGGCGCGCACTGGTATCGGCCCGACAGCGTCGATGCCGAGGGGCGTCGCGTCGTCGGCTATCTGGGGCCGGGGGGAAGCTGGAACGGGGGCGACTGGCCCGAGCCCGAGGGCGGCGAGGCGGCGCGCGCGGGCGGCGTCATCGCCGAGCAAGTCGAGTGGGACGCGGCGGCCGAAGCCGTCGCCTGAGCGGGAGATCGACGATGTTCACGGGAATGAACCGCCCCGGCGCAATCGCGCTGGGGGCGGAGGACCGCGCCTCCGCGATTGCCGCGGTGCGACGGATGCTGCGCAGCATCGACGCGAGCGAAGATGAACTGATCGGCGGGCTGGCGGAGACCGCGCTGGGGCTGGCGGAGAGCTTCATCGGGCTGGCGCTGATCGCGCGGACGATGACCGAGACGATCGCGGCGGGGGGCGCGTGGCAGCCGCTGGGCGCAGTGCCGGTGCGGGCGATCACCGGCGTCGGCGCGATCGGCGCGGACGGTGGCACGACTCCGCTGGCGAGTGCGGGCTATGCGATCGACATCGATGCGCTGGGCCAGGGCTGGGTAAGGCTGACCGGCGGCGCGGCGACGATCGTGGTGACGTTCGAGGCGGGACTGGCCGATGGCTGGGACGCATTGCCGCCGGGGATCGCACAGGGCGCGACGATGCTGGCGGCGCATCTGTTCGAGGCGCGCGGGGGCGATGCGATGCCCCCCGCCGCGGTTGCCGCATTGTGGCGACCGTGGCGGCGGATGCGGCTGCGCGACGCGCGGCGCTGCGCATGATGGAGGGGCTGGCGGCGCGAGGGCGCCGTGCGGGTGAGGCGGCGGCGGCGCGCGCGGCGGCAACGCTGGCGCAGCGGCTGGGCGAGGCGATGCCGCAGGCGCACGTCGTGCAGGACGAGGCGGGCGTGACGGTCAGCGGGCGCGGGCTGCGCGACGATCCGGCGCTGCGCTGGGTGGGAGGATTGCTGCGATGAGCGTGCAGGGGATTTTGCAGGAGGCATTGCGCGCGGCGCTCGCGGGGCATGCGCCGCTGGCGGGCGCGGTGACGGCGATATTCGACGCGCCGCCGGTGCGCGCCGCGCGCCCCTATGCGCTGATCGACGAAGCGGTGCTGGTCGATTGGGGGACCAAGGACATGGCCGGCCGCGAGGGGCGGATCGCGGTGCGGATCTTCGACAGTGGCGAGCGGCCGGTGCGGTTGCGGGGGCTGGCGGGGGCGGCGGAGGACGCCGTCGCGGCGATGCCGGTGGTGCTGGGCGAGGGCTGGCGGATCGCGAGCCTGGTGCTGCTGCGCAGCCGGATCGTGCGCGAGGGCGAGGCGCGATGGGTCGCGACGAGCGAGTGGCGGGTGCGGTTGTTGCGCAGCGGGTGAGGGAGCGTGTTCCCCCGTCCGCTTGCGGGAGGGGGTGGGGAGGGCGGCGACGTTCTATGTCGGCCCCTCCCCCGGCCCTCCCCCGGCCCCTCCCCGGAGGGGAGGGGAGCGTGTTTGGCGGGCGTTCGCTCCCCTCCCTGCAAGGGAGGGGCTGGGGGTGGGTTCGGCACCGGTCGGGGCTCGATGCCCCGACCGGTGGCTCATCTGCGAACGTAGAAGCTCGGGCTACGCCCTCGCACCCACCCCTGACCCCTCCCTTGCAGGGAGGGGAAAGTGTTTGGGGCGACGGGATCGCGCGGCTTCTATTTCGGCCCCTCCCCCGACCCCTCCCCAGAGGGGAGGGGAGCGCATTTGGCGAGCGGGACTTCGAACCAACTTCAGACAGGAGAACCAATATGGCGGCGGAGAAGGGTAGTGCGTTCCTGCTCAAGGTGGGGAATGGGGCGGTGCCGGTGGTCTATGCGACCGTGGCGGGGCTGCGCACGACGCAGTTGAGCGTCAATGGCGAGACCGTGGTCATCACGTCGAAGGATTCGGGCGGGTGGCGCGAATTGCTGTCGGGGGCGGGGGTGCGATCGGTGAGCGTGTCGGGCGCGGGGGTGTTTACCGGCTCCGCCGCCGAGGCGCGGGTGAAGGCCAATGCGCTGGCGGGCGTGCTCGACGATTACCGGCTGAGCTTCGAGAGCGGCGAGAGCATGACCGGGCGCTTCCTGGTCACGCGGCTGGACTATGCCGGGGATTTCAACGGCGAGCGCAGCTATACGCTGAGCCTGGAAAGCTCCGGGCCGGTGGTGAGCGCGTGAGCGCGGTTGATGGCGGGCTCGGTGAGACACCGACCCACCCAGTGCCGGGTGAACAGCGCCCCGCGCTGTTCAGGCCATGCCGGGGGCATGGCCGACCCGACACTCCCCTCCCTGTGAGGGAGGGGAGTGCGAATGCGGCACGGGGCGAAGCTGAGCTGCGGATTGGCGGTGCGGTACTGGTGCTGCGCCCGAGCTTTCAGGCGCTGGTCGCTGCCGAGGGCGAAGTGGGGCCGTTGTTCGCGATGGTCGAGCGCGTGGCCGAGGGGCGGCTGAGCCTGTCGGAGATGGTCGCGCTGTTCTGGCATTGTGTTGTCGAGCTGCCCGACGGGATGACCCGCGAACGCTTCGCCGATGCGGTGGCGTCGCGCGGGCTGGCGGCGAATATGCCGGCGCTGAAGATGCTGATCGGCCAGATATTGGCGGGGCGGTGACGCTCCTTCGTCAGGCTCAGGACGGGCCCGTTCGGCAGGCTCAGGACAGGCGCTTTGCCGACTCCGCGGTGCGGCTGGCGGGGGTGGCGGGAGTGGCGCTTGGCTGGACGCCCGAGATTTTCTGGAACGCGACTCCCGCCGAATTGGCGGCACTGGCGGCGGCGGTGTCCGGGCCGGTGGTGGCGCCGCCCGATGCCGACATGCTGGCACGGTTGAAGGAGCATTTCCCGATGGATGAAGAAATCGAACGGCTGGTGGTGTCGGTGCGTGCCGATACCGCCGCATTCGCGCGCGACGTGGCCGAGATGCGCGGGAGCCTGGAGGGGCCGCTGGCCGATGGCGTGGATCGGGCGGGGCGCGCCATCGAGGGTGCGCTGGGCAAGGCGATCCGGACGGGGAAGCTGGGCTTCGAGGATCTGCGCCGCGTCGCGCTGTCGGTGGTGAACGAGATTGCGGCATCGGCGCTGCACGATCTGGTGGGGAGCGTGCTGGGCGGATCGGGGACGAGCGGCGGCGGGTTGCTGGCGTCGCTGTCGGGGCTGGTCGGCGGCGCGCCGGGGCGCGCGACGGGCGGGCCGGTGAGCCCCAACCGCCCCTATTGGGTGGGCGAGCGCGGCCCCGAGCTGTTCGTGCCGACCGGGGCGGGGAGCATCGCGGCGGCGCAGGGCGGGGGTGCGCGCGACGTGCGCGTGTCGATCACCGTCCAGGCGGGCAGCGGCGAGGCGCCGCGGGCGCTGGCGCAATCGAGCCGGCAGGTGGCGCGCGCGGTCAAGGCTGCGCTGGCGGGAGTCGAGTGATGGGCTGGTGGCTGGCGGAGGCGCGCGGCGGGCAGGCGGCGGGGACGGTGTCGCGCTTCGACCCCGTTTACTGGACCGTCAATTTCCCGCGTCCGATGATGGCGAGCGTCGTGACGACGGCGCCCGATGCGCTGCGCGTCGATGCGGTGTTTTACCGGCAGGACGATCTGGCGGGGCTGATCTGGGAGGCCGAGGACCGGCACGACCATGCGTTGTTGCGGTACGAGACGCGGCGCGATTTCCGGGGGTGCCGGTTGCGGTTTCGCTGGCGGTCGGCGGGGGTGGTGGCGCTGGACGCGGTCAACGGCCCGGTGCTGACGATCGAGGGGCGCGATGCCGGGGGCGTGGCGCGCTCCTGGTATGTGCGGCTGTGGAATTATGCGTTGGGCAGTCCCGAGGACGCGCTGGTCGCGATCGACTTTGCCGCGCTGGACGCCGGCTATCTGCTGCCGGGCGAGGCCGATCCGGTGTTCGCAGGCGATGTCGACCGGATGTTCGTGTCGCTGGTGCCGGAGGGGTACACGGGGGCCGATGCGGCGCTGGCGGCGCCGGTCGAGGGCTGGGCCGAGATGAGCGGCATTGTGTGCGAGGGGCCGGGGGCGGTGCTAAGCATTGGGGATGTCGTGGTGCCCGAGCATGGGCTGCGCATCGCGAGCGGCTATGACGACAGCTACAACCTGACGCCGGCGCGATTGCTGCGCAACCTGCTCCAGCTCGGCTATCGCGGGGACATCCTGCACTATGTCGGGATGAGCCATTATTTCCGGCTCGAGGCGCATTCGGGGGGCTATTATGTCGGGCTCGCCGGGGGGGCGCTGAACGTCGCGTGTGCGGCGTGGCATCGCGATTTCGCGGCGCGGGCGAAGGCGCTGGGGCTGGGGGTGATCTGGTCGCTGTCGTACGAGCTGTTCGACGCGCATTGCTGGGGCGACTGGAAGCAGCGGGCGGCGGACGGGAGCCCGGCGCTGACCGGGTGGAGCCCGCCCTCGACATTGTTGTCGCCGGCGCAGGGCGGGGCGATGGCGTATCTGCGCGCGGTGGCGGCGGCGTTTGTCGGGATCGCGGTGGACGCGGGGCTGGCGGTGCGCTTCCAGATCGGCGAGCCGTGGTGGTGGGTGATGGCCGATGGGCGGCTGTGCATCCACGACGCGGCGGCGCGGGTGGCGCTGGGCGATTCGGCGGAGCAGAATCTGCGCGGGGTGGTGGAGACCGGCGTGCTCGATGCGGCGGGGGCGCTGCTGGCGGCATCGACGCTGGCGTTGCGCGATGCGGTGCGAGGGGTGGCGCCGGGGGCGGAGGTGTTGCTGCTCGCCTATCTGCCGACCGTGCTCGACCGCGCGATGCCCGAGGCGCGGCGGGCGAACCTGCCGCTGGGCTGGGCGCGGCCTGCATTCGATGTGCTCCAGTTGGAGGATTATGACTGGGCGGCGGCGGGGGATGCGGCGGCGACGGCGCGGGGGATTGCGGCGGTCGAGGCGCGGCTGGGCTATCCGGCGGGGGCGCAGCATTATCTGGCGGGCTTTGTGCTGCGCCTCGAGGATCGCGGCCAGTGGCGCGCGATTGCCGGGGCCGCGGAGGCTGCGCGGCGGCGGGGGGTGGCGCAGACCTATGTCTGGGCACTGCCGCAGGTGCTGCGCGACGGGTTCGTCCATTTCGACCAGGAGGAGGATGGCATGGTGGCTTTCGACGAGGTGCGCTTCCCGATCGCGCTGGGGCGCGAGGCGGAGGTTTCGACCGAGGTCTCGACGGCGATCGTGACCAGCGCGGGCGGGCATGAGGCGCGCAATGCCGAATGGGCCGAGGCGCGGACGCGCTATGACGTGGGGCCGGGGGTGCGATCCGAGGCGGACATCGCCGCGCTGATCGCGTTCTTTCGCGCGCGGATCGGCCCGGCGCGGGGGTTCCGGCTGCGCGACCCGTTCGACTGGCAGGGGGTGGACGAGGTGCTGGGCACCGGCGACGGCGCGACTTCGGGGTTCGCGCTGGTCCGGCAGTATGGTGACAGCGTGCGGCGGATCACGCGGCCCGTGGTGGGGAGCGTGCAGATCACGGTCGGCGGCGTGGCCACCAGCGGGTTCACGGTCGGGCCCGGCGGGATGGTGACGCTCGACGTGCCCCCGGCGGCGGGCGCGGTCGTTACTGCGACCTTCGACTTCGACATGCCGGTGCGCTTTGCCGAGGACCGGCTGGACGTGAGCCGCGCGACTTTCCTTGCGGGCATGGCGGCGTCGGTGCCGCTGGTGGAGATCCGCGAATGACCGCGCTGGAGGGGGAACTCACCACGATCGCGCTGTGCTGGCGAGTCGAGCGGCGCGATGGGGTGGCGATCGGGCTGACCGCGCATGACCGCGACCTGACCATCGACGGCATGACCTATCGCGCGGCGCCGGGGATGACGCCGAGCGCGATCGCGCGCAGCGCCGCGCTCGATGCCGACAGCATGGACGTGACTGGCGCGCTCACCAGCGCCGCGATCAGCGAGGCGGACTTGCTCGCCGGGCGCTGGGACGGGGCGCGGGTGCGCGTGTTCGCGACCGACTGGACCGCGCCCGACGCGGGCATTGCGCTGGGCGAAGGGACGATCGGGGCAGTGGAAACCCAGAACGGCGTGCTCACCGCCGAGCTGCGCGGTGTCGCGGCGGCGCTCGAGCGGCCCGTGGTCGAGGAGACCTCGCCCGAATGCCGCGCCGAACTGGGCGATGCCCGGTGCCGGGTGGCGATGGCGGGGCGGCGGCGGTTTGCGCGGGTGATCGGCAGCGACGGCGCGGTGCTGACGCTCGACGCGAGCGAGCCGAGCGCGGATTGCTACGGCGGCGGGCGGTTGCGGTGGTTCGGGGGCGCCAATTCGGGGCTGGAGGATGCCATCGCGCATTCGGCGGGCGCCGTGGTGGTGCTGCGCCGCGCGCCGCGTTTTGCCGCCATCGGCGCGCTGGTCGAGCTGAGCGAGGGGTGCGCCAAGAGCATCGCGATGTGCGCCGAGCGATTCGGCAACGCCGCCAATTTCCGGGGCGAGCCCTATTTGCCGGGGATCGACCTGCTCACGCGCTACCCCGGCGGATGAGCGCGGGCGCGCGCGTCGTCGCGGCGGCGCGTGGCACAGTCGGCGCGCGGTTCCGGCTGCACGGGCGCGACGTCGAGAGCGGGCTGGATTGTGTCGGGCTCGCTGCGCTGGCGCTGGGCGCAGGGGGTGCCGGCGGCGTGGTGCCGCAGGGCTATCGGTTGCGCAGCGGTGATGCGGCGCGCGTGGCCGCGACAATCGAGACATGGGGGCTGACCGGCGTTGTCGATGCGCAGCCGGGCGACCTGCTGCTGCTGGCCGCAGGGCCGGGGCAGATCCATCTGGCGATCGATAGCGGGGACGGCATCGTCCATGCCGACGCGATGCTGCGACGCGTGGTCGAACGACCGGGCGCCCCGCCCTGGCCGGTGATCGGGCGGTGGCGGATCAACGAGCGGCGCATCAACCAAGGGGAATGACATGGCGAGCGTGGTTCTGACCATGGCGGGCGGCGCGATCGGCGGGCCGTTCGGGGCGGCGCTGGGCGGCGTGCTGGGGGGCGTGTTCGACCGCGAGGTGCTGTTCAAGGCGAAGGGGCGCGAGGGGCCGCGGCTGAACGAGCTGCGCGTCCAGACCTCCTCCTATGGCACCCAGATTCCCCGGCTGTTCGGCGCGATGCGCGTCGCGGGGACGGTGATCTGGGCCACCGACCTGATCGAGCATCGCAGCCGCGAGGGCGGCAAGGGGCAGCCGACCACGACGACCTATAGCTATACGGCGAGCTTTGCCGTCGCGCTGTCGGCGCGCCCGGTGCTGGGGGTCGGTCGCATCTGGGCGGAGGGCAGTCTGTTGCGCGGGGCGGCGGGCGATTTCAAGGTGACGACGGGGTTCCGGCTCCATCCCGGGAGCGAGGATCAGGCGCCCGACCCGCTGATCGCCGCCGCCGAGGGCATCGGCCGCGCACCCGCGCACCGGGGCATCGCCTATGCAGTGTTCGAGGACCTGCCGCTCGCCGATTTCGGCAACCGCATCCCGTCGCTGACCTTCGAGGTCTTCGCCGATACGGGCGGGTGCGACCCGGGCATAATTCTGGCCGAGATCGGCGAGGGCGCATTGGCGGCGGAGGGCCCGATGCCGGCGCTGGCGGGGTTTTCGGCCTATGGCGCGAGCGTGCGTGCGGTGGCCGAGACCCTGAGCGACGCGCTGGGCGGGTGGTTCCGTGCGGACGGCAACGCGCTGACGCTGTGCCGTGGCGGCGGCGACGCGGTGGCGGTCGAGGATGCAGGCGCCGGGCGCGACAGCGAGGGACGGTCGCGCGGCGCGCGGAGCATCGCCGCCGCCGACGCCGCGCCGCGCGCGCTCAGCCTGGCGCATTACGACCCCGCGCGCGATTACCAGGCAGGCATCCAGCGCGCGGTGCGCCCGGGACCGGGCAACAGCGAGAGCCGAATCGAATTGGCCGCCGCGATCGATGCGAGTGCGGCGAAGACTCTGGCCGAGGCGGCGCTCGCGCATGCCGAGCAGGCGCGCGAGCGGCGGACGCTGGCGCTGCCGTGGCGCGCGCTGGCGATCCGTCCCGGCGCGCGCGTGACGATCGCCGACGCGCCGGGGCAGTGGCGCGTCGCGCGCTGGACGCTGGAGCGCATGGTGGTGTCGCTGGAATGCGTCGGCATCGCGCCCGAGCTGCCCGACGCGGCGGCAAGCGCAGGGCGGGTGCTGGCGGCGCCCGACCGGACGATCGGCGCGACCGAGATTGCGGTGTTCGAGCTGCCGCCGATCGATGCGGGCGCCGCGACCGTGCCGCGGCTGGCGGTCGCGGCGGCGGGGAGCGGCGCGGGGTGGCGCGGGGCGGCGCTGCTGCTCAGCGTCGATGGCGGCGCGAGCTGGTCCTCCGCGGGCGCCACCGCGCTGCCCGCAGTGATCGGGCGAATCGCGGTGCCGCCCGGGGCGGGCTGTGCCGCGCTGGAGGATCGGATGCATGCGCTGGACGTCGAGCTGGCGAACGCGGCGATGGTGCTGGGGGACGCCGATGCGGGGGCGCTGTGCGACGGGGCAAACCTGGCGATGGCGGGGGACGAGCTTTTCCAGTTTGCGCGCGCCGAGCCGCTGGGCGGGGCGCGATGGCGGCTGCACGGGCTGTGGCGCGGGCGGCGCGGGACCGAGGCGGCGATCGGCACACAGGCCGTGGGGGACCGATTCGTGCTGCTCGCCGCCGACACGCTCGCGCTGCTCGACTTGCCGAGTGCGAGCATCGGGCGCGATGCCGCGATCCTGGCGAAAGGAGTGGGCGACGACTCCGCAGGCGTTTCCGGCGGTGCACCGATTCGCGGAATCGCGCTGGTCCCGCCCGCGCCGGTGCATCTTATGGCTGAGCGCCAGCCCGATGGAAGGACGGAGGTTCGCTGGGTTCGCCGAAGCCGGACCGGATGGGCGTGGCTCGACGGGGTCGACGCGCCGCTGGGCGAGGAAAGCGAGCGCTACCTGGTCGCGTGGACACCCGTGTCCGGAAGCACACGCAGCGAGGAGGTCTTCGCACCTGCAGCAACGCTGAGCGCCGCCGATCGGGCGGTCGCGTCGACGCTCAGCATCCGTCAGATCGGCGCAAACGGGCTGTCGCCCCCCGCCGTCCTCACCCTGCCCCCTCTGGGAGATTTCGCATGA